CGCGATTCCTACCGCAGACGGCAGGTCCTTCGTTGAGCACTCCAGACACGCCGACATCCCCGCGCTACGGCGCCAGAGGTAGTCGGTGACCGTGCCGTCCATGAACTCGACGAGTCCGTGCTCGTCTGTCCAGAGGTCGGTGTGTAGGTCGGTCCAGGAGTCGTTCTTGAGCTTCGTGTTCGCGAGCGGGATCGCGCCGCTGCGCTGCATCACGGCGGCGTACTTCTCGCGCTCACCGAACACGTAGGCGAACGCGCCGCCAGCCGGGACCATCGAGTCCTCGTGCATGTCGAGGACCGTGAAGCCCTTCGTCAGGCCAAGACGGTGCAGGTCCTCGCTCAGGTAGCGCGTTTCCTTGGATGTAGGGTTTGAGAAGTCGCGGACGCCCTGCGCGACCTTACCGGGTGGGACCTCGCCAACCCAGTGCTTCGCGCCAGCGAGCCGGTACTCCAAGAAGCTGTTGGTCGGCTGCTCGTTCGCCATATTGTGGCGCTGCCCGCGGTCGTACCCTTCTGGGTTCACGCACGGGTAGACGATGAGCCGCACGTCGAGCTTCGCCGCGAAGTCGAAGATCTCCTGAGCGTGCTTGTAGAGCGCGATCACGCCAGCAGGCTCCTCACCGTGCTGCCCAGCGATGATGATGCAGTCGCGCGATCCGCTGGTCATGATCCTGATAACCCGCCCGGCCTTGGTCTTCCCGATATCGGTGATGGAGCCAAACGACTTCACCTCGCTCACGCCGTGCTGCCGCACCTCGCGGGACCACTCCAGGCTCATCTCTTTCCAGCTCGGGCCGACACGACCTGGCTGACTCTCGGGGGCTTGCCCAAACGCGCCCGCGATGCGCTTCCAACCTACCCCGCCCATGTCGGCACCGAAGCGGATCGCCTTGTCATCGATGAAGAGGTCGACACTCGGCTTCCCGGAGTGCCCATCATCTACGGCGTCGAATACGGTTGGCAGCTCACGCGCGACGAACTCCAGCATCTGCTTGAGGCGCGCCTTGTTCAGGGTGGACGACAGCATCTGCGAGCCTACGGTAGACCGGCCAGACCAGAGCATCAGCCAGTGCCCAGCGCGCTTCAGGGAGTAGAGCGCTTCTCGGGCACCGTGGTTGAAGACGAGCGGCGTGCTCGTGTCGTCGTACGCGTGGGAGTCGTCAACGATGGTTCCGTCAAAGTCGATTGCGATTCTCACTGCCTGGCCTTGGCCGCCTCGCAGGCGCGCTGCGCGTGGCGGATTTGCGGGTTCACTGCGGCCCCCGATCCGGCGTGTTGTCGTCTGGCGGAAAGCAGAACGCGCCGAGTGACGTGTTCAGCACGGCCACCCGGGTGCGTCACGGCCGCACCGACGCAGGACACCGGCAGTCGATGACGTCGACGGCGGCGACGGCCGCGAAGAGGTCTGCTGCGCGCGTCATCGCAGGTACACCCCGGCGGGGCCCGAGAGCCACAACAGCGTGACGGCGATCTCCCATGCGAGCGACTCGAAGCGGTGCATCAGTTCCGACCGCGCAGGCTGAGCGCGTTGCCGGCCCATTCACTGACCGGCTGCTTCGCTTCCATGGCGCCTTCGGCGGCCAGTCGCGGGATCCCTTGCCTGACATAGCTTTCGCCATCCCCAACAGGGCAGTGAGTACCGCCGAGCACGAGAGCAGCGAAGAGGGAGACGGGCAGCCCGATCCCGAGCCCGACCAGCTCGAGGAGGCTCATCGGCGCACCCGGGTCGAACCTGGTGCCCTGCCCTGTGAACATCCGTTCGCGTGCTCGTACTCGCCGGGCAGCTTGGCCACGTCGCGCGGGAGCATCGGCTGCCCGCACTCCTTGCAGGGCGGACGGTCGCGCGAGGCGTCGATCTTGGCGATCACTCGCTTGAGCACCGCCACCGTGCGATTGCTTGCATCGTCGGTGTCGACGTGGATACTGCACAGGGAGCGAATGGTGCCCAGCTCCCCGTCCGTGAACCTGGGCGCGATCATCGGGTGCCGACCCCGTCACAGTCGCGGCACAGGATGCCGCCTTCGGTCCCCGGGAACGGACGTCGGCCCGTGCCATCGCACGACGAGCACGGACCGGGATCGGACCGCTTCGCCTCGCAGACGTCGCACAGCGACCGCGGAAAGGTTCGCAGCGGGCAGGGCCGGCCGCACGTCGCGCACCGGCCCTGGTTCGCCTCGCGCAGCCTGAGGACGTCGTGGGCGAGCTTGTCGACCTCGACGCCGAACATGGTCGCCACGATCCCCAGCGCCACGCTGCTCTTTATGATCTCCGGGTCCGTCTCCGCCTCATCGTCGTTGAACGCGAGCAGGAAGACCGCATCACGGTAGCTCGGACGTTTCATCGGGTCACCTCCACCAGCCCGTGGATGGCGTCGGGCCAGATCGGCACCGGCGCCCTCTCCGCCCGGCACGCCGCCGCGATCTCCGTCGCCAACGTCGTCGCTCATGGCCGCACCTTTACTTACGCCCAAACATGGCGATCTCGATGAGCGACCGCACGATCGGGTAGATGAACAGCCCGCCGAACACCGCGAAGAACAGCGCCACGTCGCGGATGACGCGCCAGTTGGCCACGTAGCCGTGCTGGCGCTTCCAGACCTGCACTTCACAGCGTAGCGCCGCTCGGCATTGACATGGATGAAGTCTGGAGCAGAAGCAGGTGGCCATGATCGAGGCTTGGGCTATCCGCTGCGGTTTGCTTGCATCAGCGAGGACTGGACGGCTTCCTGTTCGGAGGCTGCCTCTTCCTTCGCTTTCGCGATCATCGCGCGAGGGTTTTCGACGTTGAAGTACGGCGCGACGTACTGGCTGGCGCTCTCGGAGTCGATGAGCCCGGCGGCCTTCGCGGTCGAGGCGGCGGTAGCGGCGTCGCTCGCGTCCTTGATAGAGGGCTTGGCGTAGCCAGACCAGAGGAGTTGCAGCGGTGCGCCGGGGCCGAGCTTGCGCTCCACTACGGTTACGTTCCCGGTTTCGTCCTCGATGACGCGCGGCGGGATCGAGATGGTCGAGCGGGTAACCTCACCATTGACGGCGCGCGGCGTTCCAAGCTTCCGAGCCGCGGCGATGATCATCTCCAGCAGGGGGAGCACGGCGTGCTGTCCGTACTGCTCGCGTAGGATGTCGCCCTTGCTGTTCATGCTCTCGGTGCTGCGCTCGACCTCGGTCGCGGTCCGGTTCGCGACATCAGGATGCTCCAACGTACACTGCGCGACTTCGAGCGCGAGCGAGCGCAGCTTGTCGGCCATCTCCAGCGCGGCCTTCGGGCCAGCTCCGGTGATCTCGGCGTAGGAAAAGCCCCCGCCCTTCTCCAGCTTGACGGCGTTCGCGGAACCCTTGCGGAGCACCGGCCAGTCTTCCTTGTCGGTCGAGAGCACTGGCGTTGGATCGCAGTTCAGGATCGTGCCCTGGTTCCCTGCGGATAGGAGCATGTCGATCGCGTCGCAGAGGTCGAAGATGCCGGAGCAGTCACCTTCCCCGTCAACCTCGCCCTTCACGGGGAGGTTCTGCACCCAGATCACGGGGCAGAAGCCGTGCCCATGCTCGACCTCGCGTTCGATGAGGTTATCCCAGTCTGGTTCGTCACCGCTGCCCACCGGCACGGGCTTGAACAAGACGTCCTTGCGGATGTCGATGGTGCGCCGGTACCAGAATGCGATCTCCTCGTATCGCTCGGTCTTCGGGTTGAAGACCTCCTCCGGGTACTGATACCTCTCCTCGATGGCTGTGAGCTTCTTGTTCGTGCGCGAGACGAACTTAGGGGTCGTCCAGCGCGGATCGTGAACCTCGATGACTGGGCGCCCTTCGTCGAACATGAAGGACATGCACGCGGAGCCCGTAGCGCCGCCGAACTGCCGGGCCTCGATGCAGCGCGCCCAGAGCCGGGTCACGTCAGCGATACCAGCCACGTAGTCCTCGGTATCGCTGTCACCTGGACAGCGGATCCGCGGGTGCCTGGACTCCGTGAACAGGAGCCCGGTAAAGCGGTCCACGATCACCTTGGCGAGGTGGTACGGTGTAGAGGGCCGGCGGAACTTGATGGGCAGGCTGTCCATCTGCCCACCAGCATCGTAGAAGCCCGGCGGGATGAAGCCCTGGCTGGAGATGATCTCCCGCTCAACACTCGTCGGCCGCTGGCTACCGTCCCAGTCGGCCAGGCGGACGTCGTACTGCTGCGTCTTGTAGCGCGCCCAAAGCTCGTTCAGGCGCTGAGCGCGCGGCGATAAGCCGAGACGCCGAAGACGTCCGCCCGTGCCCGGCGGCATAGCGTTCGTGATGTTTCGGAAGGCGTCACCAGCCACTGGCATGAAGTCAAGATAGCACTTCCTACTTCTTGCTGGGCAGTAGGTTTGCGTTGAGCTTCGTCCTCTAGGTCGGCGAGAACACCAGGGAGCCAGGCACGGGCGAGTGCACGTTCGGCTTGATGCGCTGCCCTATTTTGGCAGATAGCGCATGTATCCAGGCCGCGCCTTGCCCGCCTTTCACGCAGCTTCCTTATGCAGGAGGAGCAGGTCATCCGGCGTGACCACGCATAGCTGCCTCGGCTTCGAGGGCGAACATCTCGTGCTCGGGATCGTAGCCCGTCTCGCGCATGAACTGCACGAACCCGTTCCGGTCGTTGTCCTGCACCGCGAAGAAGATCTGAAGCGGCGTGAGCACGTTCATCGCGAGCCAGATAGCGAGCGCGGCCTCATAGCGGTTTGGAAGCTTAACCACGCAGAGGTGAATCCAGCCGGGCACGAAGATGGCGTTCGACTTCTTTCCGCGGAACTCCCACAAGTTCCCTCGCCCGCCTTTCGGTAAATTCCTGTGCTCTCGCGAGAGCCACCCGGATAACGCCAAGGACTCGCAGGGCTCGGCGATGCCGGAAGACAGATCAAGCCCCAGCAAGTCGTACTGAAGCAGCGCCCACACGTCCGTGCAGTACTTGGGGCGATTGTAGCCGTTACCGTCCTTTGGCATCCACGGAGCCGGACGCGCGTCTCCGGGTCGTACGAGCGTTCCGTGACGCGGGAACTCGCGGTGAAAGTAGTCGGTAGGGGTCAGCGGGTTGGTCAGCGGGTTGGCTTGCTTGCACCACCTCCTGTCGTGAGGATCCGTGCAGTCGGCGCAGTAGCGAACTGACGGGTTTGCTGGGGTAGAACCGCACGTTTCGCAGGGCTCCATGGTGTCTCCTGTTCAAAGTTTCGCTGGACTGTACAAAGCAGCCTATTTCTACCTACGAAAACCGCCGATCGGCATGAATCCGAGGGCCACAATCCGATGGTTTTCTCGGTGCGACTCATGACCTGCCCATTCTTCACGTTCCGGGTCACGAAGGGCCGCTTCTACGGCCTGAGCTGCTAGCTCTTGGCGAGTCGGCGCGGCTTCTCCACTTCTCGGTGAAGTTCGCTCACGGGCGGGTCTTGGGCGCTAGGAGGGCTGTTACCGCTGCCAGAGCGTCCCTGTGGGCCGCGCAAGCGGAAGGGAACCCGCGGGCGCGGCGGCTGCCGGAACGCCACCAGGCCCAGGACAGGCGGCCTGGGGTGGTCTTCTCCGGCTTGACCTCGAAAGAGAACGGATACCCGCTGCTCCCTGACAGGGGGTATCCGTAGCGGACGGCGCTGCCAGGGAGCATCCGATGCTGCTGGCAGAGGTCACAGGTACAGGGCTCGGTGATGGGTAGACGCTCGGGGAGCTGGCTCACACGGGTCATGGCTTAAACCCGAGCATATTCAGCACGGACGTCAGAACCATCTCCTCACGTCGTGCCTCCGTGCCTATCGAGTCGCGGACGTGCTTGATGCGCGAGCGCACCCACGGGATGAGGTCGTCTAGCACGATGTCGACGAACTCCCAGGCTTCGTCGTTCGTGCGCGGTCGGGTTCCAGGTTCACGCGGTCCGATGTCCATCTACTCGCCTCCGGTGTCTGAAACGCTGTCCGCGCAGTCCCAGCACATGTTCACGATCCGGATCACGGGGCCGATCTGCAAGCCCCACCGAACTTGAGTGCTGTGGCGGGTGCAGACGTACGCCGAACAGCGGGTGCAGGAGACACTCGCTATCTCCATGCACGTCGAACCCGGAAGACCGCACATAGGCACGGATTTACTTACGTTTTTGGCCATAGTAGGAATCCAGCCTTATCTTGCATCTCGCTACCCCAGTCGAGGGGTCGTGCGTGCGGCGGTTGTCCGGGCTGTCCGTGACCGCGGAGCGCGTGCTCAGCAAGAGCAGCTTCCGCGACCTCAACTACCTTCGCGATGGTGTCGACGTCGCAGTCACGAGCGCCCTGCCCGAGGAGCATCAGGCGCGCGATCTTGATGTACTCGTACTCGTACAGCTGCGGAAGCACGCCGCTATGCGGTGTCGCGCCAACAGATTCTAGCGAATCTTGAAGGTTCGATGTTGGCAGGCTGCGCGCCCACTCCATGATCGTTCGGAGCAGGTCAGCGTCCTTCACGGAGAGCACGCCATCCTTCATGGCGTAAGACCGCTGCGATCTGCAAGCCGACTGTCGGCATTCGTAGGGCGTTCGCGCGCTCGGCCTTGTACGCAACTGCTCGACTGGTTCAGACGCGAAGTGAGGACGCCGGACAGCGAGACGCACGATACGGGCGCCGTCATGGCGCCGTTAAGCAAGGCCAGTTCCGACGCGTTCCGTTCTCTTCCAGCCAGGCGTTCTCTGGAAGCCCGCGGAGAGCTGGTCCACCGACGGAGCACTCGGCGTTCCGGCAGATGAGCAAACCCGGCGAGAACATCTGCGCGCAGGACTCGCACTCGCCACAGTCGTTCATGGCTAGCCCGCGGGCTCGGACGAGCAGCTCCTGGCACTCGTAGCACCGTGGCGGTCCGGGGTTGCCGAGAGCGTGCTCAGCTTCCGTCGCGTTGTCCCAGATCATCGGCACGATAAAGGGCTTGGGCGTTGCGATCAAATATGCGCCCAGGACCAGCGCTTTTTGACATCGCGGATAGTAAGCCGGTGAACACCGTAGCCAGCGACGTTTCAAATGGCGCGATTTTCGCCGAGTAGTTACGCACACTTGCTGCTATGCTGCTCGCTGAAACTCCATGTCCTCGCTCCTCGCTCGCATAAAGCAAAGCCACCCGGGCCTGTTTTGGCTCGGGTGGCTCACCTTGAAGAGATAGGTCCAGGCAGAGCCTAGACTTTTCGAGGAACCCGGGTTGGAAGGTCTTACGAAACTACGTCCCGTCTCACTACATGACGGGGGCTCGTCTCGCGCCTACCTACAGTGCACTCGCCTCATGATCTGGTAGCACACCCGTACTACAACACGCCACTCTACCGTCGGGAGAAGCTCACTGGAGCAGATTGAACTTTCCCGTGCATTATCATTCGGATCCCTTCTCGTGCGAACCATGATGCCATCAGTCTATCACCTGTATGAGTCAAAGGTGAATAAAACATCATCTCGTCGATCCAAGCGAGGATCTCCGGGTGCGCCTGCCCGTTCATATTTGGGATGCTCCACTTCCCGTTGGCCATCTCGGCGGCGATACTCTCTACACCAAACTCGGGGTGCGCCTTGTTCCGCCCGGTTGTGAAAGGCTTGATCGGAACGGCGCTCTGCGCTCGCGTGAACTGGAGCAGGTAGTCCTGCGCGGCGTTGTTTTCGATAATGACCACGCTATGATAGCGTTCGTGAGTCTGCACGATCTTGGCGATGATCTCGGGGCCGGACCACTTCCCGGACTCGACCGCGAGAACGTTGCGTGTCCCATCAGGCCCGACAGCGATCGTAACCAGGGCGGTGCGGTCGGCGGCGTCAGACTTCTGAATCGCGAGGTCGACGCCGGTGATCGTGCGGTAGCCGGGCGGTACTTTCTCTAGTGCATACGACATGTTACTGCCGTTCCCGTTCGCGAGGCAGACGTCGATCCACTCGCGCTTGAACCGGGACTCCGCGTCGTCGCGCGCCTTGCAGAGCATCTGCCGGGCGAACTCTAGCGGGCCTAGCTCAGCTGCCTTGGCGTTGATGCGCGAGAGCGGCCAGCGATTCGACCAGCGAGGGGTTCCGTCGTCGTTGATGACGGGGAAGCGCGCAGCAGCTTCCGGTCCGTTGAGCTGGATCACCTGCTTGGCGAAGCGGTGCAGGAAGTCCTCTGGGTGGTATGCGGTACCAACGACGATGACACGGGCGTTGGCGGTGAGGCGTCCGACGAGCGCGGCATTATACCAGCTCCAGACCTCATCGCGCTGCTTGACGCTGCGGGTGTTCTCCGGGTCGAGGATGTCGTCGACCACGAGCATGTCGATGCGCGCGCCGGTGACGTTGCCGTGGACGCCGAAAGCTTGAACGCTGGGCTCCTTCGGGTAGCCAGGCCGCGTAACGGTAAGCATGTTCGAGGACCACGGCAGTCCAGGACGGCACTTCGGGAACACGGCAGCGAACTCGGGGGACTTCGCGATGTAGCGCGCGATGGTGCGGACGACCTTCTCAGCCTGCCCGTAGGTGTTCGAGACGATCGCGACGCGCAGCGACGGGTTCTTGCCTAGCGCCCAAAGTACCCTACCTATGGATAACTGCTGGCTTTTCCCGGCCTCAACGTGCGCCCAAATGACCAGGCGGTTGTAGTGGGTGGCCAGCTCGTGCCACGCGCGGTGAACAGGGGCGAGCTGGATCGGCAAGCCAGTCTCTTCGTCCCGCATCACGAGCGGCAGGAAGTACTCGACATGACGGCGCGCGAGCGCGACCTGCGCGCGGAAGGACTTGTGGTTCAGGCTACGAAGCGAGGCAGGGGCGGTCATGCGACCGACGGTGGCGTACCTGGTTGGATCGGCTGAACTGGGGTGCCTTCTCCGTCGCCAACGCGTGACTTTCCACCCTCGATGACGATGAAGCCACGGGCGTGCGTGACGTCGAGCATCTCGCGGACTTGTTCGAGCTGCGCGAGGGCCTGCTCATCGGTCATGTCCTCGACGGTGTCCGCCTGCGGAGCGCCATCCGGCGTGGTCTGACGTTCGCGCTCGGACGAGATGAGATCGCTGGCTGCGCCGACGCCCTGGCGGATCATGTAGCTCATTCGCCCGAGGATGCGGAGCCCTTCGTCGATGTCGATCTCACCGTCGGCCATCTTGCGCTTGATCAGGTCGGAGAGCCCGCGCCCTACGATGACCATCGCGGGTACCAGCTCGGCGGCGATGGCGAGGACGCCGGTCACACCGTTCCGGGCGATACCCATCATCCGCAGTTCGGCGAGCATAGTGTCGACCGCCTGCTTACGCGCAAGGTCGCGTTCTTCCAGGCTTCTTACGGCATCTTGCTCGCTCGCTACACGCTCCGCAGCGCGGGCCGCCTGCTTGTCTCCAGCGAGGACGTCCTTGATGGACGGGAAGCCGCGGAGGGGCCATCCGGTGTTCATCGCCTTGGCTACCGTACCGCGCGCGAGGTTGAGTTCCTTCGAGATGGTGACGGCAGGTGCCCCGGCCCGAGACATGGCGAGGATCTTTTCGTAGACAGCCTTGTCAACGTGAATGTAACTGCGGCGCGCTGAAGTCATGAGAATGTGGTCAATCCTACTTGGCCTGCACATTCTGGTCAAGGAAGGGACAGCACACGAAGCAGGCTTCGTGCTGGAAGCGGTGTAGGAGGGCTACACCGGGATCTGTATCAGCAAGGGCCAGCTCGGAGAGGAACGCATAGCCGATGATGCAGCTTTCATGAACAGGCGCTAACTCGTCAATCATACACAGGAACCTCTGCTCTGTAGCTATCAAGTCGCGCGGATACGTCAGACGTAGGAAGGCACGACTTCCATGACGAGGGAAGTGCGTGATGCGCAGGCTCTGGGTGCCTAGCTCGCCTGATGTAAGGCGGAACGCGAATGGAAGTCCGTGCTCTAGCTGTTCATCTACTTTGGTCACCCGCCACAAAGTGCACGCACCTTCTTGCTGTCCACCTTTCCCGACATCATCGGGAGTGTAGCCCTAACTTGGGATTTCTTGCTGCGCCTTAAGCAGCTTGTCCTTTTTGCGCATCCCAGGCAGACTGTCCTCGATGACAACCACGACGCTAAGCGCCCCTGTTTCCAGGATCAAGAAGCTCGCGGAGGTGCCTCTCGATAAGATCGATGGGTTCGCCGCGGGCAACCCTCGCGTGATGCAGGCAGGGATGAAGGCGGTTCTGCACAGCTCGCTTCACGAGTTCGGCGTGGTCGAGCCGATCATCGTCCGGGAGGGGAAGACCAAGGGCCGTTACGAGATCCTGAACGGCCATCACAGGTACGACGAGCTGAAGACGAGCGGCGCGGCCAAGGTTCACGTCGTGATCGTGGATGTTACCGACGACACCCAAGCGAAGGCGCTGGTGCTCGCGCTCAACCGCATCTCCGCAGACTGGGACTACGCCGGGCTGACCGCGTACATCGACGAGATGATGGCGCAGGATCCGTCCAAGGCGACGGCTGACTGGATCGTCAAGACCACAGGATTCACGTCGGTCGAGATCGAACAGCTCGCTGCGGCTGGGACGTCCTTCCTCGATGACATGACAGCACCCCCACCAGGTGGTACGAACGAGACAGGTCATGGCCCCGCGGCAGCCCTGCCTCCTTCGGAGTTCCTCAACTTCTCGGTGTCGCTCACCAAGGAGCAGAACCTCACGGTGCTGGCGGCGCTGAAGCAGTCGAAGAAGAAGGACGGCGGCACAACCGCAGATGCCTTGGCGCGCATCTGCGAGACGTTCACGGACACTCAAGCGGAGTAGGAGACGACGATGAAGCTCATCAAGGAACCGAAGCACGGCGACCAGTTCGACTTCAGCGAAACCATGTACCCGTCCAAGCTGGTCGTGTACGGGCCGACCGGGGTAGGTCAGGAAGTCGGCGAGCGGACCGGGACCTCTTACGGCTATGTGCTCTCCGGATACGCCGAAGTCAGCGCGCCCGGGATCTTGGCAACCCTCAAGGAGGGCAGCTTCTTCGCGATACCAGGTGAGTGGATACTCACCCCAGACGCCGATGGGAAGGTCGTGGTGTTCTACCGCTACGGGCATCGCGCGCAGCTCTCGATGGGCGGCACGGAGAAGCAGGGGCGCCTCAGCTACATCGACGGCTGCTCCGACTCGATGCTGGCCTACCCGGCGCGCCTTGGCGACCCGGTTCTGAACTACCTGCACTTCCCTCCGGGGATCAAGCAGTCGCAGCACACGCACCCGTCGATCCGACTCGGCGTCGTGGCGCGCGGTCACGGGATCGCCTTCGGTCCGAACAGGATCGGCAGGAGTGACATGTGGGAGCACGCGCTGTCGCCAGGCTGCATCTTCGCGCTCGATGCTCAGGAGATGCACTCCTTCCGAACGACGGAGTCCGACGAGGACATGGACATCATCGCATTCCATCCGGACTCGGACTGGGGACCGTCGGACACGATGCACCCGATGAAGAACCGCACGTACATCAACGCGGACTCGACCAAGCACGAAGGCGCGTAATTATGCACACGATCCTCGGGGTCAAGCACAGCAAGAACATCCCGGACAGCGCGTGGCGCATCGTGCAGGCCAACCCGTTCGACTACATCTCCGAAGAGGAGCTGGACGAGTTCGTAGGGCGAGCGGTCCGGCGGATCGAAAAGGCGCAGAAGGACATCGGGCCGCGACTGTTCGTTGGCTGGTCTGGGGGTAAGGACTCACAAGTTCTGTACCACCTGGCGCTCGCTCAGCTTGGCATCCGGGACGGCTTCATCATCGTTGTTGAGCCAACGTTCGAGTTCACGACGTTCGTCGACTTCCTGGCGAAGCACACGCCACCTGGAGTGATCCGCACGGACCGAGGGCTGAGCTGGGATTGGCTCCGCAAGAACCCCACGGCCTTCTGGCCTGGACGTGTAGGCCGGGAAAAGAGCTTCTCCAAGGACAGCACGACCGGCATGAGCATGAACTGGCGAGCGCAGCGCCTCTTCTTTAAGAAGTACAACCTCGATGCGGTCTTGCTTGGACGACGCACTATCGACGGGAATCACGTCGGAAACGGCGAGGGTTTCAACCGCAGCAAGGATGGCTACACCGTCGTCAATCCGATCTACGATTGGCCGCACGAGGCGGTATTCGCGTACATGGCCAAGCACGATCTGAAGCTACCGGCCTTCTACGCCATCGAGGGTGGCTTCAAGCTCGGAGGTGTGGCATGGCCTCTCGCCTCCCGAGAAGACACGATGCGCCTTGAGCCGTCGATCCTCACGAAGTACAGCGCGCAGATCGAGGAGATCCTCTCGCTCTCTCCGGAGAGACGCAGCAAGATCGTTGGCTCGGGACGTGGGTTGACACCCAAGTGAGCAAGGTACGCCGCGAGTTTGCCAAGGAAGGCTATCTACCAAAGGTGCGGCGCGAGTTCTCCACCGAGAACGTGTACGACATGTCGTGCGAGCGCGTTGCCAAGCTGGTCGACAGGTTCGACCGTATCTCGGTGGCGTTCTCTGGTGGCAAGGACTCGACCGTGGTCCTGCAGGTTGCACTCGATGTTGCGCGTCAGAAGGGCAAGCTCCCGATCGACGTAGCGTTCTTCGACGAGGAGTGCATCAGCCTGCAAACCGTGGAGTACGTCGAGCGCGTCCGGCAGATGGACGGCGTGAACCTCCGGTGGCTGTGCCTACCCGTGATGCACAGGAACTCCTGCTCCGAGCGTCAGCCGTGGTGGTCACCGTGGGCACCCGAAGACGAGAAGATCTGGGTACGCGCTCTGCCCGAAGGGGCGATCACGGCTGACATGCTCCCACGCTGGGAACGGCGCTCGATGCCGAAGTGTAACGAGTTCATCTACCCCCGCGAGTGGGGAACGGTTTGCCAGTTGAACGGCGTGCGCGCTCAAGAGTCCATGCTGAGGTATCACTCGGTCATCGGGCGGACCGAGGACAATTACATCCACGTGGACAACTTCGCCGACGGTAACGGGATCTACAAGGCGAAGCCCATCTATGACTGGAAGACCGAGGACGTCTGGACAGCGCCGGCCAAGTTCGGCTGGGATACCAACAAGACGTACGAACTCCTCTCGGCAGTTGGGGTTCCCATGGCTTCGCAGCGGTGCGCACCGCCGTTCGGCGAGGAGCCGTCACGCGGCCTCTGGTACTGGGCGCTCTGCTGGCCAGAGCTGTGGGAGAAGTGCATCGGTAGGGTACCAGGTGCCCGCACAGCGGCGAAGTACAGCAGGTCGCCTCTGTATGGAGCGAGCGCTGCGGACATCCCTGGTCCTGCGCCTGGACAGACGTGGGAGGAGCGCGTTCGCGAGGAGATCCTAAAGTGGATGCCGGCCGACCGTCCGCGCATCGCTGAATGCGTACGGTGGTCGCTCAGGTACTGGAACAAGAAGACCGGCAACAAGCCAGTAATCGACTCGTACTGGAAGTACCTGCTCAAGGTCGTGATGAAGGGGGATTTCAAGGGACGCATGCAGTACGCAGCGATGGCGGCGATTCCAGTTGAGCTGATCGCAAACGATCAGGGGATGCTCGAAGAGGACGACAGCTAGGACTTCTTCTTTTTCTTGGAGAGCCCGCCAGCTTCTGGAACCGGGACCCATCCCTTCCCGAACGAGTCCTGACCGTGCCGCTCTGCCATCGAGCGCGTCTCGCCGAGACGGTCCAGCTCCTCGATCTCCATCCCGAGGCGGCGGCAGATCTCCTCGTCGGATACGCCCTCCGCGCGGATCGTGCGGACGATCTCACCCATCGCCAGAATCCCGTGCTGTCCGCGCGCGCGGTTGTGCCGCACGGTCGACATCATCTGTGCAGCGGCGTCGGTCGAACGCGTGAAGACCACCGGGACAAGGCCGCCAGATACGCGGCGGACGTCTTCATCCTTCAGGGACAAGGTCCAGCGGTGAAAGCCGTCGATGATGGTGCCATCTGGGCGAGCGACTACGGGCTGCGTCCACCCATCTTCAAGGATTGAGAGCTTCAGCAGCTCAAACTCGGGGCCGAATACGCGATTCGGATTCCAGCCATTCGCGTGCAGCGTGGTCGGGTCTACCCACTTGAGAGAGTCGAGCGGGTGAACAGGAGCAGATAGCGGATTCGGCGAAGTGATCTTGGCGTCCATCAGGAAACCTTTCCGTGGGAAACGTGCAGGCGCAACGTAGCAGGAAGCCGCGCGACAAGCTCCGACGAGTGGCTCACGATTACCACGACGCGGTCCTCTGCTAGCTCACCAAGCGCGACGGATACGGCTTCTACCCCATCGGCGTCAAGCGCGTCGAAGACCTCATCGAAGAACAGCGTGCCTGGATCCTGCCCGAAGGCTTGCTGTGAGACTTCAGCGAGCGCGAGCAGGAGAGCGATGTCGATGCGGCGGCGCTCACCACCGGATGCTGCACGGTACCCTTCCCCGCCGCCCGCGCCGCGGATCTCCAGACCGAGCGCGTCCGACACGCCGCCGGACTTCTTCTCAACGTAGGACTTCAGCGTGAGCTGCAGGTCGGGACCAGCGATGCGCCCTAGCCAGGAGTTGGCGCACGTCTCGATGCCCGAGAGCGCCCGCCCGAGCACATGAGCGCGAACACCACGAAGTCCCAACACGGTCGCTACGGCGTCAAGCAGCGCGAGCTTGGAGTTCGCCGCGGTGATCTTGCTCGCAGCTTGCTGGAGGGCATCCTGCGCGGCCGTGAGCCCTACCTGAGCCAGTCCGCGAAGCTGGTCGTACGTAGCTAGCCGTTCGGCGACAACACGGGCCTCCTGTAGCTTGGTGCTTACACCTTGATAGCGCGTCCTGATGCTAGCTAGTTCATCGCTTAGTTCAGAGCAGGACGCGTGAAGACCAGCAGCCTCTTCAGCTTGATCCACCGTGAGCGCGTCCAGTTCTGCGATGAGGGCTGACGTCTCGGCGGCGTAGTCGTGAAGCTTGTGGGCCGGTAGCTTCTGCCCGCACGAGCTGCAAACCGTGGGTGCCTTGCCGCGCAGACGCGCTACCCGGAGCCGCTCCTCGATCTGCCCGGTCACGCGCGCCATCGCAGCGAGGAGCGCGTTCGCGGCAGCAATGTCAGCACGGCATCCAACTTCCAGCTTGATGAGCGTCGCCATCTTTCTCTCAAGATCAGCAGGATCCGCGGTCGACGCTTTGGGAGCAGCAACGTTGAGATCGGCGATCTGCTTTTCGTAGCGGGCGACGCGCTCGATGTACTTGGCCTGCTCCTCTCGGGCGCCTGAAGCGGCTACCTGCGCGCTCCGTATGTCCAACCGGCAGAGGTTAAGAGCAGCGTCGAACCTGTCGATTCCGAGAATCGACTCTAGCAGCCGCTTGCGCTCACCGTCCGTGGCCATCGTGAAGTGGCTGGCATCGGAAGCCGAAAAGCAGTGAGTCCGGCGCCAAACGTCGAACGTGCCAACGTGATCTTCCAGGGCTGCCTGCGCCTTGGTGGTCGACTCGAACGACACCCCGTCGACTTCGGTCGCCAGGCGCCAGTGCATCGAGGTGCGCGAAGCAGAACGGTTCCGGTAGACCACGAGCTTGTCCGTCGTGACGAGCACCTGCCCAGCAGCTTCTTTGCGCCAGGGATTCGTGCCGCGAAGCGAGCGCCCCCACAGGCCCACGGCAGTGGCTTCAATGATGGACGACTTCCCAGCGCCATTTTCGCCTGTGACGACGACGATCCCAGACGACGGGAAGTTGATCACGCTCGCATCGTGAGACATGAAGTCGCTGATCTTGAGCTGTTGGACGTGCATCAGGAGATGACTTGGGCGTCCGGGAAGAGATCTTCAGACGAGGCGATCAGGAGACACGGGGCCAGTCCTCGCCCAGCTCCGTCGCGATTCACGCTGCGCCGCTCATCGGACATGCGAATTTCAGCCCAGCGGTAGATATCTCGGATGAACGGGGTATCCGCGTTCGTAACGATGACGTCGGCACCACGTTCGTACGCCTGCTGCAAGGAGGTCGACAGGTCCACGTGATCAGCATCGGTAAACCCATCCGCGAGGTAGTTGGAGAAGGTGCCGTGGTATGGCGGGTCAGCGAATACGAAGTCACCGCTAGCGGCGGCAGCTACTGCTTTCCTGAATCCACTGAGAAAAATTTCGGCTGTCTTCATCGCGTCTGCCCACGCGACTAGCTCCTCTAGTTTGCGAGGAGACGGGTTCACCCGCTTCCCGAACGGGACGTTGAAGTCACCGTCGGAGTTCTCACGGTATAGCCCGTTGAAGCAGAGAGCGTTGAGGTACAGGAACCGGGCGGCGATCATAGTGAACGTGGCTGGTGCATACCCTCGCACCTCAGCGTAGGCCTCAGCGTCCGTGCCCACCTCATCGTAGAGGCCAGTCAACTCAGCGTGAACCTTCTCAGGCTGAGCCCGCACAGCCTGGTAGGTCGCGATGAGCGGGCTGCATAGGTCGCTCAGCAGCAGCGGAACGCCGGTGCGCGACTCTACAGCAAGCGCGACGGAAGCCCCTCCCAGGAACGGTTCAATGTATCGCCCACCCCGCTGCGCGGGTCGTCGGCTGACAACCACCCGCGCGAGAGCCTGAGCCGTGCTCGTCTTCCCTCCGACCCACTTCACAATCGGTGCGGCGGTCATCGTCGTGCAGTGTAGGTCGATAGGCACGGCGAGAGCCCGCTGCACACGACGAGCCCCTCCCGCACGACGGCGCCGCAGACCTGACAGCGCAGCGGCAGCGGGAAGTTCTTGAACATCTTGCTCGCCTGCGGGCGCGAGTTCGTCGTCCCACCATACTTGGAGGTAGGGCGCTTATCGTAGCGGTTTTCGATCTCGCCGTGGACGAGGTGAAAGGTGAGCTGGCCGATGGGCATCCCGGCGTAGAGGCGCACGGGCTGGACGACATCGATCTCCATCGTCCAGTGCCCCTTGAACCCAACATCACCGCGGCCAGCGGTCGCGTGGATCCGCACGCCGAGGCGCCCGACGCTGGACTTGCCATCGAGCACCGGGACGTACGCGTTTGACTCGGTGTACTCCAGCGTCGAGGCGAGGTAGAGCCACGCCGGGCTGAGTACCAGTCCCTCCGGCGGGATCGGCACGTAGTCCTGGTTCAGCAGCGGGAACTCCACCGCGGCATCGAGAGGGCGAAGGTCATGTCCTCCGTAGCCGTTCGCGAGGTAGCGGCGCTGCACGAGCACCTCAGGGCCGAGGTGGACATCGTAGGAGTTGGGACCGAGCGCATCTAGATCCCACGGGGTGATGACGATCTCGCCCCGTGCACGGGCGGCCTTGATCGACGAGTCGGAGAGGATCACGACGTCTCCTTGGCGAGGTACAGCTTGGCTTGCGCCAGTACAGCGGAGCGATCGATGCCGTCCTCCAGGCCCATCTCCGCGATGAACCCGACGAGCGCCTCGTCCATCGTAGATGCGGATCGGGCGACGGTTGCAGCGGTGCGCACGGCGATGGTCGTCTCTTGCTTGTCCCGCGCGACTTCGTAGCCAGCGAACTTCTTGGCTTCATCAGCAGGGCAGGGAAACCTGCCGTCGGCTACGAACTCGCGCACGAAGACGTGATGCTGCTCGCGCAGGAGGAAAGCGGCAGCTAGGTCATCGTCGGACTTCACGGTGAGGAAGCGTGGTCCGACAACCTCCTCTATCTCGACATCGCCCTGGCTGAATAGCGCGACGGTACCGTAGTTGCGCGCGCCTAGATTATCCCACCCGGTCGGCGCTAGCGTGCCCACCTGCATCAGGTATGCACGGGACTTCGGGCCTCGACCCTCCCATCGAGAATGCCAGTTGCCGGCGAACACGTGCGTGATACTAAACTGCTTGCACAGCTCGTCGAGCTGGCCAATCGGGATGGCGTCGTAATGGCCCTTCATGAAGGGCGCGATCTCAGCGCGTTCGAGCCCGAGGTGCAGCGCGAGGATGCGACCCTCCAGCCGGTGAGCGTCAACGCCCCGATGAACCAGATCGGCGGCAGCCTCTAGGTCGGCGAGAACACCAGGGAGCCAGGCACGGGCGTCACCGGGTCGGAATGGGACGAACCAGACCTCCTCGGTGCCGGCGTACATGATGTCGGGAGACTGGTACACGGTCACGTTGGGCATCTTGCTCAGCGGTCCGAGAGCATGATCCCCGTTCAGCAAGCTCACTTGATCGTGGTTCCCGACGAGCATGTGAACGTGACTCACGCGGGTAAGAGCGTCTCCGACAGCAGCGACGATCTGCGGCGTCGGGGTAACCGTGTCGAACAGGTCGCCGAGGATGACTAGCTCGCTGCGGGTATCGGCTGCGAGCCAGGCAGCCTTCCTGATCGAGTCCAAGATTATGCGGCAGCGGAGGTTGAGCCCAGCGGTAATGGGACCACCGAACCTCGCATGGTTCCCAACGTGACAGTCTGCGATGAGCGCGAGTCGCAGCACCTACGGACCTCCTTCGTCAGCTTCCACGGGGTCGTCGTCCTGACTTGGAGGATCCCCGACAGTTTCCTCCGTGTCTACGAAGGACCACTTCGCTGCCTGACAAGCGGCGAGGGCATCCGGCACAGAGCGCGACCGCGCTGGGATGAGCTTCTTGTCCTTGGCAAAGTTCAGCAACGTCCTGTCGGCGTCCCAGCCGTTGGTGAAGTCGAGGTGCGCCTGAACCTTGCGCCATGGAGGGCTGAAGCGGGTCTTGAGCGCGAGGAACGTTACCTGCTTGCCGGCGTGCTCGCGACCGTCCTTGGTCGACTTCCCAGTGAACAACTGGATCCGCATCGAGGCGTGGAACTTCACGGCGGCGCCGCCGGGCGTCGTGGTGTTCGGGCCGAACATGACGCCGATCTTCATGCGGGTCTGGTTCACGATCAGGAAGTGGACGCGCTTCCGCGCGATGAGCGGCATGATGACGCGCATCGCGTTGGACAGGAGCCGCGCGCGCTCGCCGATGGTGGCTCCTCCGTCAAGGCCCTCCTCTACCTCACGCTTGGTCGGTGTAGAGGCCAGGGAATCCCACGAGACGAGGACAGGCCCTACGTTGGCTGGGATGGTCTTGATGGCCGTCTCCAGCCAGAGCAGGACGTTCTCCATATAGCCCAGGTCGTCGCCGAGGAGCAGGTCGGGGGTAACGACACCGTACGTTTCCGCGCGCTCCTTGCGGAAGGCGTGCTCCGTTTCGGCGAGGACAGCGAGCCCACCCACCTCCTGCGTCTTGGCAAGGCAGTGAAGCAGGAACGCGGACTTGCCACCACCTTCATCGCTGAAGACCTCGATCATGCGTCCGACTGGAAGACCACCACAGGCGAACAGGTAATGGTCGAGCGGAGCGATCCCTGTTGGGATGACCTCCGTCACCTCTGACTTGGCATCGTCCGTTCCAAGACGGGTCACCGCCTTGCTGCCGAACTTGGCGCGCAGCGTCTCGGCAACCTTCTCAACGTAGTCGGCCTTTTTGCGTGTCGTGCTCATGGGCGGCTTGCCGCAGGTGTCGAACCTGCGCCGACGGAATTAACCATTCGGGACTCTCTAGAAGATCCCCCGCAAGCCCAGGTTTGTTACCGGCTATCCTCCGTCGCGGGCCGAATGCATCGTCGACGTCAAGAAGACCGTTAAGACGAGCCCCATCCGCGCTTTCTCGGCCAGACGAACTAGTAAGGCAACTTGTCGCTGTCGTCGATCTCGGAGAAGTCAGGCTCGTGCGTGGGCTTGGTAGACGTACGGGCCTCGATCGGCGGCTTGCCGTTCGCTCCAGAACCAGTCGCGGGACGCGGTGCCGACATCTGACGGGATGGTGGCGCGGCGGGCATGGCTGGCATGTCTCCGGTCCAGCCGGCCACGATCTCCTCGTACGTCTTGGTGCGCGCGAAGCGTTCGAGGTCGTTGAGCTGCTCCAGCCACGACATGTCAGCGATCGGACCAGCCTTCTTGACGATCGCGTAGGCGTCGTACTTGGTGTCGTTCATCGAAGTGCCAACGCGGGTGATCAGGATCGGGAAGCCGATCTGCGGGTCGGTGAAGTTCCCGCCGACGTCCTCGTTCTTGCGGATGGCGATCAGCTTCTCGAAGATCTTCTTGCCGATGGCAACGATCTGGACGCCCTTCTCTGGCTCCTCCAGGTTCACGATGTTGCAGTAGATGCGCTTGTTCGGGTACAGCTCGAACGCGGCATCACGATCACGCGGGTTGCCGGTGCGCGCCAGCGTGTCGGCCTTGTCACACACCGGACACCGGAGCTTCTGCTCGTAGCGAGGACAGGCGAAGGACAGGACCTTGCCGCCAGGAATCTTGAGGTAGTGCTCCATGACGACGCGGAACGGGCTCTTGCGCCCCGCGAGCGGCGGGAAGAAGCGCAGGTAGTTGTTGCCGACCTTGAACTTGAAGAAGCTGCTCTTGCCCTGCTGGAGCTGCTCCTCGTCCGCTTCTGCATCGTCCGCGCCCCAAACTCCGTGCTCTACCAAGTTGCTCATGAATTGCTCTCTTTCCCTTGTTGTTTTCTGTAGTTGAACGTTTTACGTGCGGGTGAATTTACCACTTCGTGTCGTTGTTGGCGGCGTCCATCTCCCTCTTGTTGCGCGCGTGGTTCTTGATCGTCGGGTCGGCGTTCATCTCGGCGCGCATCTGAGCGCCGATGGAAACTAGCATGTCGCGCTTGGTGCGGATGGCATCGAGGACGCCGTAGAGGCGCACCTTCTCAGCTTCTGCTTCAACGTGGCCAAGGCGCACCTCCGTGTAGACGTCGTCGGTGATGACACGAGAGACGATCATCGCCTCAGTTACACGAGCGCCCCCACCGTTGAGCGCCTCCCGGATCTGAATCGAGAGGCGGGCCTCGGTCTGCTCCAGAGCCATCTTGGTGTGCAGGAACCGTCGGCTAGCGCGGCTGAACTGCTCGTTCCAGTATGCGAGATCGGCACCGACGCGCACGAACTCCTCGTTCAGAGCCTCTGGCAGGATCTGAACGCAGTCGGCGAGGTAGTTGTCGATCTCGATGTCGTGAAGCAGCTTGGTCACGTGTCCTCCTTGGCTTGGGCGTGCATCAGGACTTTCCATGCCCCGCCAGCTTCTCCTCGACCTGCCATGCGTGAAGTGCTTCAGCTGAGCCATCCCAGCCTGGCGGCGTCGCGAACGGCTGCATCGAGCCCCACGCGCGTCCTGATTCCAGGTCCACCGTGATGGGAACGCCGAGAGAGTTCCAGCTCGTCATGATCCGGCGAAGCTGAAAGGCTACCTCGGGTAGCGCCGAGTCGACTACCTCAAGCATCAGCGAGTCGTGAACGGTAAGCACGAGCTTGGCCGGCACGACGTCCTCCTCGATCCACTGTTGAACAGCGATCAGCGACGCGAGGCAGAAGTCGGATGCGGTTCCCTGGATGGGTGTGTTCCACGAGCTGTGTTCAGCTACCGACCGGAGAGCACCATCTGCATCCGAGTCGCCGATATGCCAGAGCGGGCGGCGGCGCGCTTGATGGCCGTCCCACCACGTCCAGGCAAACCCATGCTTGCGGGCGTAGGCGAGCTGCTCCTGGCAGTATTTCGCCAGCTTGCGGAACCGGCCAAGAATCGCTTCACGGATCTTCCCGGCCTCTTCCAGAGAGCAGCCCGCGCGAGAAGCCACACCGGCGTCCGACATGCCGTAGAGGACGCCGAAGACGAACGCCTTTGCTGCGGAGCGGTGCTTCTTCGTGACCTGATGCGCCTTGATGCCCCACACGATCGGCGCGATGAACTCCGCGGTGCGCTGATGGAAGTCGTGCCCGGACCTCAAGATCTCGATCATCACCTCGTCACCGGAAAGCATGGCAGCGATGCGGATTTCAAGCTGGCTGTAGTCGGCCTGGAGCAGGGTCGAACCGAGCGGCGCAACGAAGCAGTTGCGCGCCATCGCACCCTCGATGGACTCGCCACGAGGCACGTTCTGCAGGTTTGGATCTGAACACGATAGGCGACCACTTCGAGCGCCGTCCAGGTTCAGCGTAGGGTGGATCCGGTGATCCGACGTGACGTGCTCAAGCATCCCGTCCGCGTACGTACCCTTGAGCTTCGTGATCTTGCGGTACGCGATGAGGTCGCCGACTACTGGATGCTGATGCTGGATCGACTCCAGGGACTCGTTGTCCGTCGAGGCCAGCCCAGAATCTGTAGTCTTAGGTGGCGTCAGATGCAGCGTCTCGAACAGCAGCTTGCGTACCTGCGGCACGGAAGCTGGGTTGAACGTGCCGTACTTGTCGAGCCGCGAGGTGACGTCCAAGAGCTGCAACGCGAGGTGATCGCGGAAGGCTTCGATGGCAGGGACGTCCACGGCGATACCGGTGTACTCGACGAGCGCGACTGCATCCGTGGCCGGCTTGATCAGCGTGTCCCAGGTGCGTTGCAGATCTGGCTCTTTCGAGATGCGGTCTTCTAGCAGTTCGCCAAGACGTGCCGTCGCGATGGAGTCGCGTGCATTGTAGCGGGCGATGATGTCGTACGGGAGCAAGGCGTAGATGTACTTGAGCGGGTCGGCGCCTAGACGTACGGCCGTCTCTATCGCTGGATCGATGATCCCTTCACGCGGGATGGTCGTCCCGTTCCGGTAGTCGACGAGTGGCACCTGTGCGCGGTTGATCAGATCTACAGCAAGTAACGATAGCTCGTCGGGGTTCTTCTTGTAGCCACGGTGCGCCTTGGCTAGAGCACGGCGCGACTTCGCGAGGTACTCCTCGGCTTCGTCCTTGTGACCACCCATCCCAACCAGCTCGTTCAGGGTCGCGAGGTCGCCGGCAGCGTCCGGATCTTCGAGCTTCCGCCACAAGCGTGTGTCTCCGTGAAAGCCGCGGAGCACGATACCTAGCCCACGTCGGAGCGCGAGCATGTCGTACTTGATGTTCTGGCCGACCTTCTTGACCGTGTGGTCTTCCATCAGGAGCTTGAACACCGAGACGATGGCCGGATCAGCTAGAGCGACTGCATCCCAGAACCACGCTACATCGGATCCCTTCGTGGTAGCAGCGACAGATAGGACGGTGAACTCGTCCTCGAACATCCTGCCAGAAGTCTCGGCGTCGAACGCGAACCACGGCGCGGCGCGTAGCGAGGTGACTGCCTCCTCTGCTTCGGCTAACGTCGTTACGAGACGGATCTCTCCGTCTTGCCAGACTGGCGGAAACGGTGGCTCCGCGGTGAGCGCCCACGCGAGGTCGTCGTTCCACCACTTCTGAACGAAGCGGTTCCTCGTGCCGTACCCAGGCCCCATCATCATGAACACGGGCACCGGATCTTGCCCGTCGGAGAACAGCCAGGAGAACGCACGCCGGGTAGAGAACGGGGCCGGGGATCGACCAAGGACCGCCATCGCCGCCCATCCGCCGAGCGCGAGTATGCGCTGCGGGCGTACCTGGCGAAGCACTCCAGCGAGGTACCCACGGCAGGCGTCCACCATCGACTCCTCGATGCCCGTACGGCCTGGGGCGCATCTGAGCGCGGAGTCGAAGGCGACGTCACCCTTCCACAGCTTGGTCACGGCAGGACGGATGAGCCTGCCGGTTCCACCTGAAAAGGGCCGGCCGGCCGCGACATCGTTCTGATTCGGGAAGTCTCCGATGACGTAGAGCCCGCCCGCTCGGCCATCCGCTGGCATGCATCGAGAGCGGAGCTTGCCAGCGGACAGCGGACACCGATCGCAGTTCGCATCCACGTTACGGGGTTCTTCAGTCTCAACCCGAAGACGTGGCGGTACCGCGGCGGCGTAGAGCGGGAGGGTAGCTGTCACTTACGCTGCACTTCTTTCTCACGCCGACGTCGTGCTATTTCGCGATCGAGATACCAGCGAGCCTTCTCAAGATCGTCGATCGGGGCACCCTTGTGCTCCGCGCGGGCGATGTATTTTACGACGTTGCCGAGACAGAACCCTAGCCCCCACGCCTCGATCACCTTGATCGCTTCGTAGGTGGTGTCACCCCCGTAGTGCTGAGGGTGGTTGACTATCTCGGATGGCGGGATCACGCCGCGGCCGGGCTGCCAGTTTCCAGCCCCATGACTTCGAGGGCGCGGCGGACGCGGTCCTCCAGGTTGGCGATCCTGGTGAGGCAGGCGACGTGCGGCTGGAACTCCATGCACTTCTTGACGAGGTCGTCCGCGCTCTTGAGGCCGCTCTCGGAGAGGTAGACCAGCACGTCGCGGAGCTTCGGTGCGTTGAGGACCGCGAGCGGGATGTCCGCTACGCCCTTGGCGGCGATCGGCGCGTTGACGGGTACCGGGTCAGCCGGTGGCTTCGGACCGGGCGCTTCCTGGGCAGGCTGTGGCGCTGGAGGCGCAGGCTGAGCCGGGACCGCCGAGTCTCCGGTTCCCACGTGAGCCGTACGGCGGCGCGCTTGAGCCGGAGCTGCGGTAGCCGGAGCGGGTGTAGCTGGAGCGGCGTGGCCGTTCGTCGGAGCAGGAGCAGCGGCCCTGACGATGACCTGCTGAACTGCCGTCGGTTCGGCTGGCACAAGCGACGGGGTGAATCCAGGAAGCAGCGCCGGGGCCTGCTCAATCGCGCGCATCCCCCCAAGCATCTGAAGGATGGTGTGCGCCTCGTTGAGGGTGAGGTGCTCGATAAGCAGCGCGTTGTCGTCGAACGCTACCTGCCGGACGGCGTCGAGGACTACGGCCTCTGCCTTGAAAGACGTGATGCGAATCATGTTGAATCTCCTGTAGCTAGCTGGTTGGTGCTTTGAGGCCATCCTGCTTGTCGACCCACCAAGCAGAGACGACGAGTTCTCCTTCGTCACCGGCAGCGTGGATGCGGGTGGCGGAATCAACTTGGGACTTGGGGACCCAGTACTCAACCTCGTCGATTTCGACAAGAATTGCTTTTTCCGTTTCCCGGAGGAGACGGGCGTCCGGGAAAGTAACGGTGTCATCGACTCGTGCCATTTTTCAACCTCATCTGCGCGAAGGTGACGGGTGCTGCCGGCGTTGATGTCGTTTCCGGCGCCTAGGCCACCAGGGTCTTGTACCTGAATCAGGTGTGGAAACTGCCCATCAAACTTGGTGATGGGCATCCGTCGCTCGTGCCAGAACACGTCGTCCCCTACCGCGAGGACGACGCCGTTCTTGTCCGCCTTGGGCGAGTCGGAAGGATTTCCGCTCACGGCGTGTCGATGCACCGATCGGCTTCCGCCATCAGCCAGTCAAGGGGTACCTGATCGGGGTCGAGCTTCGGTGGCAGTTTGACAGAGCCCGCCCGAGCGCCTTCGAGGCGCAAGCGCAGCCCGAGTACCCAGCCCTCTTCCCAGGCGTCGCCGTCCATCACGACTGCGACCGGACGGCGCGCCGCGGCGAGCGCGATGATCTGCGGTTCGGACGGCTTGCCGAGCACCGCTACGCCATGAGGCCAGACCGCAAGCGCGTCCATCACGCCCTCTACCACGATCGCGGGAACGTCAGTTTCTACTGCCAGGGCCGCGTGGTTGTACAGCAGACCCCTCCTACCCATCCCAGCGGGGTAGCGGTAGGGCAGCTCGCAGCGGGGTACCCAGGCCCGTCCTACCCATCCCAGCCACGTCTCTTGATCGTCCGCGAGGATGGGCACGATCACGCGGCCGAAGTGCTTCCCGGACATGCACGCGCCGATGCGCGCTGCAGCCCACAGCTCGGGACCTACACCGCGACCGAGCAGGTACCCGCGTGGCGCCTCTGCTGATTTAGACCTGCGCATGGACGGGTCAAGCAGCTCGAAGAAGCCGTCTGGCGGTGCCATCGCCTCGACCTCGGCTGCTTCAGGTTCGACTTCCTCCCTGGCTTCCCAGTCGCGGAGCCGACCGCTTGTCCCGCACCTGAAGCAGTGAAACGCGCCGGTCGAAACGAACACGGCGAAGCCCCCGCGCCGATCGGGCGTTCCGAGCTTGACCGGGCAGATCTGGCAGATGGCGCGCCACCACCCAGACGACGCGTGCCTGGCAGCGCGCGCTGAGTCGGCAGCGAGGCGGTTCTCTTCGTGATGGTTCACGACGGTTGACTTGGGGAATTGCCCCGCAGTTTAGTCTCGGCAGCGAGGTCCATGAACAGGCTGGCGATGTCGTGAACGCGCTCGGTGTCCGCGATGCGGCCGATCTCGAACTGGTGCGGAGCCGGACCCCAGACGACGTTCGAGCGCCCTTCGCGGTTCTTGGCCACGTTCCACAAGATCTCCTCACCGTGGTCGCCGCGGGTATTGGCCGTGAGGAGGATGTCCGCGATGCGCCCCTTGTGCATGGAGTCGGCAGCGTCGTCAGCGTCAGCGGTGTGCTTCTTCTTGTCCTTCTTGCCCTTCATCTGCGCGGCGGTCCAGCACCAGTGCTTCTTCTCGTCGGCGAATGCGCGCAGCCCTTCGTAGACGGTCCGCATGGTGCGGTACTCGGTGGCATCCTTGCCGACGGTCGCCGTGAGCTTGTCCGCGTAGTCGATGCAGACCAGGTCAACCTTGCGCTCGCTCGTCTTCTCGCACGTGTCAATCCACGCCTTGATGTCATCGACGGTGGCGAGCATCGGGGTGAAGTGCTGGATATGCAGCATCCCGAAGCACGTCTCGAGCGCGGTCAACCGCGACTCCGCGACGTCGCGCGACGTCTTGTCGCTCAGGATGGAGCTGATCGGGATCCCGCTGATGTTCGCCGCGAGGCGTACACGCACGAGCGGGATCGATAGCTCCAGCGTCGCGTACGCGACGTTGTACCCGGTGACCATCGCTTGAGCGGCGGCGTGCGACAGGAACATGCTCTTGCCTGCGCCGGTAGAGCCAACAACGCAGCCGAGCCCACCACGCCAGAGCCCGCCGTCGAGCGCGTCGTCGAGGCCGACGACTCCCATGATGAACTTGTCCGCCGTCTTCAGGTCGTCGAGGAACCCGAGCGACGTGGTGAACCTCGTGCCGGCGTCGCTGTTCTCCTTCCCGAGACGCTGGCAGTCCGCGAGGAGCTGCGCGACCTTCGCGAAGTCACCGCGGTTGGCGTACTCCTGCATCATCTCGCGGAGAACGTCCTGCTGCTTCCGTCGCTGGAGCATCGGGACCAGCTCGGAGGCGACGCCAGTTTCTGGAGGTAGGCCCGCATCCTCGGCGTCGTCGAGCATCTGGGACACCGCGAGGATCTGCTCCAGCGCGACCTTGCCCTCCTGCATCCAGCGGCTCAGCCGCTGAACCACGAGCATCCCTGAGCCCGGACCGTTGCCGGTTTCGGCGCCGATGGCTTGCGCCGCGAGGAGCGCGTCACGAGCCGCAGGGGAACCCAGCGCGGCCGGTTCGAGGTGCCGGCCGACCACCCCAAAGAAGCGGGTGTTCGTACAAGCGAGGGTGACGGCGGCGCGCTCGAACATCGCGTTCATGCCGTACGGATCGACCGTGACGGATGGCTTCTTGGCGGCCATCTACCACCCACCCCAGACCCACTCGCCGGCCTTGATTCGGTTGGCGATGTCGGTCGTGATGTCGAGCGCCTCCCGTCTGGTAGCGCGCACCATGTCGGCGTAGGTAGTGCCAGGGAAGTAGAGGCGGATCACGTCGTCGGAGTTGAACCCGAGATCGTGATTTCGGCTCTCGGCTAGCGCGACCATGCACAGCGTCTGGCGCATGCGCGACCACCGCCGCAGGAGGTCTTTCGCTATCGGTCCGTGCTGGATCGTGTGCGCCTGATAGCTGTGTTCCTCGGAGTTGAACCAGCCGTGCCGCAGGTCGACACGGTTGGCGGAAAACACCCACGTGATCGGCGGCGTCTTCTCGTGGCCGCCGAAGGAGCACCACGCGTCGAAGGACCACATGATCCACGTTGCCGGAGCGATGTCGTGCTCGCGCATCTTTGTGACGCACGCCTTGAACTTCTTCCAGTCCTTGACCGTCGTGATGTCTCGTGTGCGGGCGTACAGGTAGCTGCGCACCCCGAAGCGGATGAACGCTGCGGCGCGGAACAGCTTGAGGCACAACTGGACCGCGTCCGCATCAGAGGTTTCGGCGGAAAGCGCGCGCGGGTGCGGAATGATAGCGGTCTTCACGACAGCGGAACCGGGGTAGGCGGGTTCTTCGAGAGGAAGCGGTTTCCGCGGTGGACCGGATCCGGAGGTCGTGAGCTGATCTAGCTCCGGAAGAAAATTTGAAAGAATTGCCGGCGGCTTTTCGCCGGCCATCTTTCTTAAGATTTCCGGATCCGGATTCCGGACCGGATCCGGATAGATAACGGTACTTGATTCGCCCGAAACCCCCCCTGATGCCCCCTCTTGATTCAAAACCAAGTTTCCAGGGCCGAACGATTCCGCGGCGTTATCTGCTACTTTTGGGGGTGTTTTCGGCTGCTTCTTGCGACCAGCCCCAGCGCGCTTCCCACCCCATCCGGCAGCCCCCGAAAGCCACGCCTTCGTGCGGTAGCTGACCAGGCACTGGGACGTCGTTGACCCCTGCGCGCGTGCTCCCGTGACCACGCGGCAGTAGACGAGCTTCGTGTCGAATACGACAACTCCGCTATCTCCGCGCTTCTTGCACGGCACCTTCAGCGCGCGCCAGCCGATGTTGGACACCAGCCCTGCCTTGCAGAGGCGTTTCATCTTGGACTCGACGTCGCGGTCCTTGATGCCCCCGACCTGCACGCGGTCGCTCCCGAGAGTTGCGCGGGTGACGTGCGAGATACCCGTCTCCGGGTTGCGGTGCTCGATCAGGAACCGCCAGATATTGTAGGCTTTTCCCCCGAGCTTCTTGAGGAGGAGGGCCTCCTCGACGACGGCGGAACCACTGACCGTATCAGGGTTCCGAAGATCACGACGGATAGCGATCACGATGACCTCTACGCAAAAGGGGTGCGCGGGCCACTAGGAATGAAGAGGTACGTCGACAGAGCTGCCGGCGGGCAGGGCACGTTTGCTCTAGAGAGGTGTGCTAGAGGTCGTAATCAACCAACCCGTTTTCTCTGTCGACGAACCTCATCATTCCTAGTGGTCAACCGGCAGGTCGACTAGGAAACCGTACGCGGTCTTGGGCATCCGTGGCAACTATTTTCTTCTGGGAGGACGAGCTTGGCCCGCTTGCGACCCGTGTGCGCCCCCTTCACCCCAGGAGCCGGGCTCGTGCCCGTGTAGGGCTGATCGCGCCCGGCTGGACGAGGTCGTCCGTGTTGAGGCGAGCGTCCCTAGCCGGGCACCGAGTGCAGCCTCTGAGAGCACCGCAGCGGCCTCATCATCGAGAGGTGTCAACCACTGGCTGTTCACGTCCCGTATGTGCAGGCAGCCATGCCATCCCGTCTCGACGTGATCGAGGATAACCGTTCCGGTGCCCGCTTCCCCCGCGGTCACGATCATCAGTCGGATGAGCCCTTCGTCGTCCCACGCGACCCTACCGCCAGGCTTCTGCATCAGCCGACCTTCTTGATCGCCAGCTCTGCGGCGGCAGCTCGCGCTTCGTCCGCGCGCGCCCGCGCTCCCTTGAGCTTGACCTCCGCGTTCAGCATCTGCTTCGAGGGAGCCACGAGCGGCGAGTCCTTCACCGCCACGGCGAAGCCTTCCCCCGAGTACGCGGCCATCCGCTGCTTCGAGTGACGCTCCAGCCACTTGTTCCCGCGGTCGGCGAAGTCCCAGACCTGAAACGTGGTCTTGCCCGTCTCCTTGTGAATGCGCATCCCGCGGCCGATGCGCTGAAGCGCCGCGATGACGGAGCGTCCGCCCGATCCGACCACGACCGACGCGATCGACGGCATGTCTACGCCTTCCTGAAACACCGTCGAGGCGATGAGCACCTCCGTGTCACCCCGCTCCAGCCTGGTGATGGCGGCCTTCCGCTCCTCGATGGAGTCGGTACCCCAGACGAACTCGACTTCCAGGCCGGCGTCGATGAGGAGATCTGACAGGGCCTTGCCGTGCTTGATCTCCTTCACGAAGACCAGGCACGGCTTCGCAGCGCGCTTGGCGGCCTCCGCGATGTTGCGGTTCCGGTAGGCCGAGCGCACCACGCCGTCGCCGTAGACGCCCTGCCAGGTAGGCTTCTCGACGGTCTGAGCTACCGGGTGGAAGGTGATCTCCGGTCTGGCGATGACACCGGCCTGAACCAGCGTCTCGGCCTGAATCCGGTAGATCACAGGACCCGTCGCCGCTACAGTGAAGATGGACTTCTGGTCGCCGCGCGCGAGCGGCGTCGCCGAGAGCCCGAACCTGTAGTGCGCCTGATGGAACCGGGTGGCCACGGTGTAGAAGCTTCCCGCTGGTAGCGTGTGTGCCTCGTCAACCTGAAGGCCTTCAGTCTCCGCGAACAGCCGTTGCGCTTCAGGCTTCCCTGCGTTCTTCGCCAGGGTCTGGAAGGTTGCCACGGTGAAGTCCTGCACGTCCCAGATGCCACCCGCGATTCGGCCTGCCTTCTTGCCGGTGCGTTTCTCGTAACGCTCCGCTGCCTGGTCCATGAGCGTTCCGCGATGGACGAGCACTACCCACCTGCAAGGCAGCGCCTTCACGATGCCGATCATGATCTCGGTCTTTCCACTTCCAGTCGGCGCCCAGATGATCCCGCGCTTGCGCCGGAGCGCAGCCTTCACCGCTTCGAGCTGGTAGTCTCGGAGCCACGCGAGGTCCGGTACGAACCCGGTTTGCTCTGCAAGGCGCACCGCGTCCGGCGTCTTGCGGGTATCGGTCCACGCTACCGGGTAGCCAGCCTCCCGCGCCATCCGAACGACGATGGACAGGTAGCCCGTAGGGAAGCTGGAGTTCATGAGGTTGAACAGGCGGATCTTGTCGTCGGTCTTGGCGTACCGCCCGCCGCCACGTTTCCACTGCGCCGCCTCATCCTTGAACGCGAGGATCTCCCGCAGAAACCGGGATTCATCCTCCGTCGCCGTGACCGCGCGCGTGTTCAGATTCCCGATTTCTAGATGCACGTCAAGCCCCCTTCAATATCCAGCAGGTTCCTCAGTGAGAGCATCGGCCAGAGCATCGGCCAGTGCTTCCCGCATCGCCGTGAAATCGTCCTCGGTAAATTCCTCGGTAGCGTCGCGTCCGGTTGTAAGGACGGCAAGTTCAAGCTCATCGAGCCACTCGCCTCACCGATAGCGGCAAAGACGAAGATCTTGAACTGCTTGAAAGTCACGCCTCGCTATCCAGCACGATCCCGAAGCGGCGCGCGGCCGGTTCCCCGAGGTACGTGACGAGCGACGTGCGCTTGATGTACCAGGCGCGCCCCACGCGCTCTGCCTCGATGTGCTTGTTCGTGATCCAGCGGTACACGCTGGAGATGTCCCTCCCGACCAGTCGCGCGACTTCCGGCGCTGGCATGTACCCGTCTGCAATCATCTTCTCGGCCTGTGTCCCCATGCGATTCTCCTATGCGTGTCCTGTAATATGCGCGCTTTCCGCGAAAGCGTCAACTTGAATCTTGCACGCGGCGCTTGACTAGCTACCTGGCCTTCCAGAGCGTGTGCAGCTCCGGGTCAGCCACCGCGAACGCCTTGAACTGCTGCACCGCGCGGTAGACCCGCTTGACAGGCACGCCGGTGCGCCGCGCTACCTCGTACGGCCGCGCGTCGTGCAAGAGTACGGGTTCAGCGAGGAAGGCTGCACCCGTCGCGGTAGCGTCCATCTCGTCAAGGAGGCGCGCCACCACAGCGCGCACCTTGGAGAGCCAGAGCTGGTGAAGGACTTCCTGATCCTGAAGACATGCCTCGTGAGGCGTGTGGTCGAGGCTGGACGTTGGCGCACGGAAGATGCCGGCGAGCACCCCCATCGCGCCGTTGTTGCCACGCGCCGACACGGGCGCCGACTCGCGCAGAAGGTAGACCCGCAGCGCGAGCATGGCCGCGCGGGCGGCGTACTTCTCGAATGGCACGCCGCGGTCGCCGACTTCGTGCGGCTGGCGGTGGACGTCCTGCTTGAAGGTGTAGCGGCACTGGAGGATCGTGAGGAGCGCCTCCTGCTCCAGGTCTTCCTTGTCCGCCCACCAGCACCTGCGCGCGTACTTGCGCGCTACCGTCTTGGCGACCTTGCCGATCGTCTTGACGTCCACCTCGATCATTGGTCGTCCCCTTTCGCGAGAGCGGCTTCCGTGATGGAAGCCTGGAGCGTGATCAGCCGTTCGCGGATCTTGTCGAGCCGGTTGTCGAGCAGAGCTTCGTACGTCTCTGCCTTGGCGCAGACCGCCACGATCTTGTCGTAACGGGTGGCGAGCGCATCACGGCCGAGATCGCCGGTGTCCAGTTCCGTCTCGATGATGGTCGTGAGCTTCGTGGCTTCATCGACGACGGCGTCAAGCACGAGGCGAACGACGTCGTCAGCCGTCATGGCCGGGATCTCGTAGGTGCTGTGCATTGTCGCTTCTCGGATCGCCCCGGTCATCGTCCGCCAGACCGGGAGGAGCGCGTTCGGGATGAAGTACATCCCGCCTTCACGGGTGATCGAAACGCCGCGGCAGTGATGCACGAGCGAGACGAGCCACGATGACGTGCGGTTGGTCGAGAGCGTCTCCTGCGCAAGGTCGTACGCGGCGCGGATGGCCGGCGCGAGCGCGTGATCGGCGGGCCTGATGTCGAGCCGGCCGACCTTGTCCAGCTTCACCTTGCAGGTAGGCGTCCACTCCAGATCGTCGGAGGAGGCCAGCTCGCGTTCGTCCACGATCTGCCAGCCCGTCGACGTTCGTCGCACGAGCCGGTGCTTCGCCACCTGCTTCTGCACCGCGATCCTCATCGCGTCCTTGAGCGACGTCTCCTTGGGAAGCATCGCGCGGTCGAGCCCTGCGCGCGACCACGCCGCGCCAAGCTGATCATCATCGGTGACGCCGGAGAGCCTCCAGAGAACAAGCGCCCCAGCGACCAGCCACTCGTTGCCCGGAACGACGACCACCCCGAGCGCGTTCTGCCCGTTTGCGAGGCCCATCACGCAGCCTTGGGCTTGCAGAGGACGAGGTGCTTTCGCGGGACCATGGGCAGCTTCTCGCCGCTCGCGGTCTGCACGCTGACGGTCTTCACGCCGGTCTTGAGGACCGTCATCGGTCCGTCGATGTCTCCGTCCGCGAGCAGGTCGGTGTACTCGTCGAGGAACTTTGAGGTGATCCCGCAGACGTCCCCCACCTTGATCTCAGCCTTGCCGCTGCGGCGCCCACGCCGCGCAACCGCGTCTGCCGGCACCTGCGCGAGAGCGATGCTGGCCTCGTGAAGGAGGCGCGACGCTTCGGTGAGCAGTGTGGCAGCAGCCACCGCGTGAGCGTTGTCGTACCGCTCGACGCGCCCGATCAGCTTCTTGGCAATGTCGTGCTGACGGTTGGCCCACGAAGCGATCTCGCTGGTGCGCGACCGCTTGGGCACGGCCGGGGTGGCGGCAGCTTCCGCTGCCGAAGTCGCCGGCTGCGCTGCAATAACCGCTGGCGAGGGAGCAGCAGGGGTAGCCGGGGTGCTGGAGCGTGGCTTGCGACGGGCTCCGATCGGATGGTTGGTGGCAGGCGTCTTGGTCGTCATGGCGTGGTGTCTCCTGTGCGGGTGAAGTGCTTTACGGTACTGAGGTACTTTACGCGAATTGTGTAGTTTGTGTCAAGGTTCTTTTTGCAGTTTGTGAACTATTCGGCGAACGCCGTCAAGACACAGCGGCTGAGCATCGTGGACTTCTGCCCGCGGAACTCGTCCTGCTTGAGGACTGTACCCACCACGTTGTAGGTGGAACCGGGCTTCACGGGCTTCAGGCCGTCGGCGCCGTGCTGCGCGAATACATCGTTTGCAGCGTGCGACGCGAACCAGACGAACACGCGGCCGGCGTCGTCCACGAAGCGGAGGAGCGTGCGCAGATTGTTACGGGTGTTTCGTGACGCGTACGCGACGTTATACTGGGTGCTCGGCTCCAGCTCCTTGACCATCTCGACGCGGAGCTTGACGGACACGCGGTCACCGATGGCGCCGAAGTGCTCGTTCTTGAGCACCGCGATGTTCTGCGACTTCTCGGCGCGATACTTGGCGTACAGCGCGGCAACCGGGTTGAGTTGGTCCTTGCGCACGATGCCGGTCGACATCGCCTGAAGCTGCGCCAGCTCCCACGGTGAAGCGTCCACCTGAATGCCCGCTTCGATCCGCACTTCAGCGCGCACACTGCAACGCCCCACGATGTCCTGGGCGACCGCGGCAGCTCCTGCCCACGCGAGAGCTTCCCCGAAGCGGGCGAGCGGCGTGCTGAAGCCGCCATAGACTTGTTCGGAAGTAGCGGCGATCCAGAGGTCCCACGCTCGAAGATGCCGCCATTCGGGGAAGAAAACCGAGTGCAAGACCTGAATGGCCAGGAACGGCAGGAGAGCCGTTTCCGTCGGGAAGGGCTTGCGGCTTGCGCGGGCCATGCGCGCCATCTACGCAACCTCGATGTCGGATGAGCCACACTTGGAGCAGCTCGGAAGCGTCGAGGATGTGCTGAACTTGCGCCCGCACTCCATGCAGACCACCTTGAACTTGAGCGTCGTCTTCTTCGAGTTCGTTTCCATGAGAAGCAGTATGCTCGCTTTCTTCAGTTTGTGCAAGGGGCAAAATGCGATTTCTTCGTTTATTTTTTCTGCCCGTCGGTGACGCGCGTGCTCATGGCGTGCTCGGCGCTCCGCGCGGCTACCTCGTTGGGGTAGCACCGCCGACAGCGACGGTTCTGGCTCTGTTGCTGGATCTGCCAGATGGCCGGCGTGAGACGTCCGCAGACGGTGCGCGGCGTCGCCAGGACGAGGATGACGTCGTGCTCGCGGAACAGCCCCTGCTGCGACATGAAGTCGACAGCGCCCACTAGCGCACCGCCTGAACTACAAAAGCGCCCGACGGACCGCAGCCGATCATCCCGGTGAAGTGGGCGCAGAGCGCGTTCCAGAGCTGGCGGCGCGAGGTGACGGGGATGTGGTTCTCCTTGAGCGCCTTCAGCCAGCGGCGGCCGGGGATGTTGCGGAAGTCGCTGGTGGCCGCCTCGTTGTAGGGCGTGGTCACCATGTAGAGGGTGCCGCAGCTCGACAGCTCGATGACGATGTCGGCGGTGCGCTCGATGATCTTGCGCGCGAGCTTGCCAAACCCCAGCTCAGCGAGACGGCACGCGGCCTCGACGCTGGAGACGGTCGAGCCCGCGACCGCGATGGACCAGACGATCTGGTTCGCTTCAGCACGCGCTTCGGGCGTCGCGTCATCGTTGTAACCGTACTTCTTGCGGCACTCGGGACCGATGCCGGCGTTCACCGAGACGCTGTCGCAGAGCGGGCGATTGCACGCAGCGCAGTTCGTAGCGAGGAGGAGCGTCTGGGGTGCGTTCTCGTAACCGGTGTTTGACATATCTTCTCTCTATGCGTTTTCTGTGCCATAGGCGGTTTGCCCGTGCCAGCTATGTCATTCCTCATACTTACCTAGCCGGTCAACATGTTGACCGTGTGCCGTTGGCGTCACAGGTAGGTGAAGTCACTGGGGTGCTTCTGGTAGCAAAAGGCTAGTCAAACTAGCCGCTTACGAGCGCAAAAGCCGGGTACGCGTGTTCCGCAGAAACCGCGTATAAAGGATACGTTTGCTCGCTCAGCGCGAAGTGACAATTTACGGCAAGCTATGCACTAATTGCAGTCTCCGCGTTACCTGCAATTTCAGCTATTTGCACGTAAGTAGGCGTAACTCTTAGAGACAATTTGCGGCACTCGCTTGGGCACGTCATTCGGCTAAGTGTGCGAAACCACGTAAGCGACCGCAGAAACCGCGACTGGCACAGAATACGCATATAGTACCTCTCATGACCACCGCGAACCAGACCGAGTCGATGAAGTCTTTCCGCTTTGGCCTCGAAGTCGAAACGTTCGGCAAGAGCCGCCAGGTTGTTGCAGAGGCCGTTCAGTCGGTCGTCGGTGGCGTCGTCACCCACACGCACGATAGCTACGATACCTGGATCGTTACTGCCACCGACGGGCGCGTCTGGAAGTCGATGCGCGACGGGTCGCTTCCCTGTAACGGTGGCGCGGAAGTCGTCTCGCCCATCCTCGTGTACAGCGACCTCGACACGGTTCAGGCGGTTGTTCGCGCCGTTCGCGCTTGCGGCGCGCAGGTTGACGAGTCGTGTGGCATCCACGTCCATGTCGGCGCCGAGTCGCTCACGGCGCAGAACACCATCAACCTCGCGTCGCTCATGCACTACTACCAGGATCTGCTCTTCACGTCGCTCGCGGTCCTTCCCCGTCGCGAACAGTACTGCAAGAAGCTTGGCAAGACCCTCTGCGAGCGTCTGCGCCGCGCTCCTGCTTCGGAGCGCGCTACCATCGCCAAGGATTCGCGCGGCCTCTCACGCGCCTGGTACGGCCGTGTCGAGAACTACCCCACGCACTACGATGGCAGCCGCTACCAGGCCCTGAACCTTCACGCGGTCTGGACCAAGGGCACCGTGGAGTTCCGCCTCTTCAACTCGACCCTTCACGCTGGCAAAGTCAAGGCGTACATCCAGCTCTGCCTCGCGATGGTCGCTCGCTGCAAGACCTGGAAGACCTCCATCCCCCTCTCGACGCCCATCACGGCGGACCGCGCGGGCATGACGTACCTGGTCAGCAAGCTCGGCTTCAGCAAGGGTGAGGAGTTCAGCACCGTGCGCACCCACCTGATGGCGGCCTTTACCGCGGCGCCCGTCGCCACTGCGGCCTCCAGCGGTTCCGTGTCCTTCCAGCTTGCCACCGCAGCGGTCATCGCGGCCGCCTCGTCGGACGACAACAGCTAACCCGCCCAAGACAGGAGATCGCGATGCTCACCGAAGTCTTTGTGTACGGCACGCTCCGCTCTGGTCAGGGAAACCACTACCACCTGGCCGGCGCTACCTTCTTGCGTCACGCGCGCACGGAGCCCACCTGGCAGATGTGGCACCTCGGTGGGTACCCTTGCATCACCTGGACGTGGCGCGGGGTGCCCATCGTCGGGGAAGTCTACCAGGTGGACGACAAGACCCTGGCGCGCCTCGATCGCCTGGAAGGTGCTCCTAGCCTGTACCACCGTCAGTTGATTCACCTGCTGGACGGCTCCACCGTCCTCGGGTACGTGATGAGCCACGATCGGAAGTGGAGCAACATCGAGATTCCGACGGGAGACTGGCTCGACGGCGTCGCCAGTCACTACAACGCGATCGACTACACCAGGGAGGACTAGCCATGCGGATCAAGATGCCGGACGGACGACTGCACCAGGGGACTGCGCGCCAGATCATCGAGTCGCTGCGCGCGATGGACTTCTCACCTGGTGAGACGCTGGGCGAGTATGTCGTCACGTTGCTTCATCGGGTGATGCAGCAGACCGGGCTTCTGATCGACGTGTCGTCGGAGCGCACCGACGAGACACCGGCCGGCAAGGTGGGAGCCGTGACCGCGATGGACGTGCTCTGTCAGCGCATCATCGCTTCGTTGATCAGCGCGAAGCTCGTGGAAGAGGTCGCCTAGCACGCTAGCAGTTACGGTAGCTTGTACGATTTCCGAAGAAATCGCATTTTGCCCCTTGCATACAACGCGGAAAGCGCCCATAGTAAGAAACATGAGCAAAACGCAAATTCAAGCGGCCGGCCGAGTCCTCAGCCTTCAGCCTGCCAACGTCCTCCGCATCCAGTGGACTGCGGCTCAGAAGGCGTCGCTGATGACGGCCAAGGCGTTCCGCGTCGAAGTCGACGTGCTGGTCAACATCTTCGATGACCGCTGCGCCGATGGCTGCTGCGGCAACGAAGGGCAGCGCCTCTGGGCACCTACCCCTGGCGAGTGGGTCGCGCTCGCGCAGTTCATCGTTGCGCAGCTCAACGCTCGGCCGATCCGTCGGGTGGGTCGATGAGCAACATGAAGATCATGCACTTCTACCCGCTCACATGGGCGTTCCTGAAGTCGCTCGACAAGGACGCGGCCGGCCGCGGCTATCGTTGGGTGTTCGTCGAACAGCTCGACCTGGTGCGCCTAATCGAGCTTGATCGCGATCGGGTGGCCAGCGGGATCCCATCCGCGTTCGCAGGAGGTAGCACGTGAGCCAGCTCGTCTTCGCGTTCGGGTCGAACATGGACGCAGCGCAGATGGCGCACCGCTGCCCATCCTCCGACCTCGTGGCTCCAGCCGAGCTGCGCGGGCAGCGGCTTCTGTTCGCCGGCTACTCGCGCAGCTGGGGCTCGACGGTTGCCACGGTGGAGGCAGCCAGCCGCAACGACGTCGTGCGCGGGCTCGTGTGGGAAGTCAGCAGCGCAGACCTTGCCAAGCTAGACGGCTACGAAGGTGCGCCGTGGACGTACGCACGTGACGTGTTCCCGGTGTTCGTTCCGAGCGGGAAGGCCGTCAAGGCGCACGTCTACCGGCAGGTGACGCCCTTCGCCTACGGCGCGCCGACGAACGGCTACCTTCGACAGATCGCCCGCGCTTACCTCGCGATGGGGTGGGCGCTTGCTCCTCTCGACGATGCGATCCGCCAGTCGGCCGCGCGCCAGATGCACGCCGACAAGCAAGCAGCCGCCACCCGCGCCTCGATGCTGGCCTCGTGGGCGGACACCTGGGCAGGCCACCGCGGCGAGGCGCTGGCGCGCGAGACGAACTACCTCAACCCCGTGCGCAGCGTGCCGTCCGATCTCATGATCACGAAAGCGCGCAGGAAGGCCCGCTGATGACTACTCCCGTGAACGAGTCGCTGGTCCCGTCGGTGTCCATCGACAACTTGCTCCAGAAGCGAGACGCGATGGTCGAGCGCGTCGCGGTCGCTCGCGCGGCTAAAGCCGAGAGATCCCGCTTGGAAGGCGTGGTGAAGTGCCCATGGTGCGGTGGCGCAACGCGGGATCTCTACCGCCACCAGGGGTCAGACGTCGTCGAGGGCCACTGCCAGCGTCGGCAGATGAAGTCTGGGCAGGAACGGGTGCGCAAGGAGATGGCCGTGGCTGGACTCGTGTCAGCGGGTAACGGGACGGCTTCGATCCAGCGAAGCAACGTCGACCGGATCGAGACTAGCTACGAGGTTCGGCGCTATGTTCAGATCGACGGCCACGGGATGGCGGGCGTCGTCTACCCGCCGCTTCGGAAACAGCGCCAAGCAGCGATCCATGGGCCGCGGCAGATGGAGGTGTACGTCCGCCCGGCCGGCACCTACGCGCCTCGCTGGGCGGTGCAGATCGCGTCGGACATGACGCTGGCTGTGGTCGTTCGGCGCGAGACTTTGAACCGGATCCAGGCCGTCTTCGACGCGGGCGGCCAGCGACTGGCAGATCTGGAGGCGGACATGGAGGTGCTGTTCGCGATCTCGGGTGCTGCCGGCGTGGCTAAACACGTCGGTGTGCTGAAAAAGCGCGGCGTTTAACCTAGTTGTTACGGCACCTCCCACGCTTGCAGTATGCCGAACTGGTTAAGGAAGGTAGCTAACGAGATCGCGACGCACGGCGAACTCCGTTGGACATCAGACTCTGGGAATTACGTGAGTTCGATTCTCACGACGAGCCGCCTGTGAGGTATTTATGACAAACCCGTATCGGGAAATGCCAGAGGAGTTGCCTGTGAAGGTCATACTCGATTCGAGTGAGATTGTTGAAGCCATCCACGCTTGGGTCAGAGCACATCACCCTTCGATTGCAGATAAGTCCCTGACGACTTCATGGGCAATTGATGTCTTGTCCAAGGACACTGCACACAATCTGACGATCACGCTAACGGAGAAGAAGTGAGTGATGACGCGCACTTTGATGCCAAGGGCGAGTACTAGTGGCCTCGAACTCCAACTGCCCTGGCGCACCGCTCGACGAGTCCTGCGGGACTTCCGTGGTCGAGTTCGTGGAAGATCTCGGCTACGTGCTCACGCCTGGAGCGAAGGTTTGCGTCGGGTGTGGGCACGTGCTGTGCCCCGAGTGCGTCAGCCTGTCCCTCAAGCGGACCTTGGAGGGCATCGTCTGGTGCGCGAGCTGCGAGCACCACAAGGACGACGGCGACACCAGCCACGAGTAGTCACCGACGGCACTTGAAATAAAACGCTGAGCTGCAAAATAGTTCTTGCACAAACCGAGGAAAGCGAGCATAGTAAGAAACATGAGCAATCAGACGAACGCGATGGAGTACGACCGCACTGACGAAAACACCAACCCGGAGATCTGCACGGGCTGCGGAGATGACTCCGGCGGCATGTACTGCCCCCGGTGCGAAGCGCCGATGTGCCCCGCGTGCGTCGCGGACACCGTCCGCGCTCACCGAGCGACCTGCCTCGCCTGCATCGACGAGGAGTAACAGACTGGCGCGGAACGCCTCGCTCGTGCCCGGCGCAACGGCTCCCACCTCGGCCCGTAACGGAGGCCCAGGTTCGGCAAGGCGATACAAAAGCCTTCCAGAACACCAGGACCACGTTGCGCCGGGCACGAGCGGGACGCTTTGCCCAAGACCTCTACCAGGAGCCAATTACATGAGCCGCCTCGATATTCTCCGCGCCGCACTCTTCACGCCCACCAGCCGCGGCTGGGGCCTTCCCATGCTGCTCTGGGACGTTCCCGGTGTCGGGAAGACCGAAGCGATCCTCCAGCTCGGCCGGGAGACTGGGCTGTACGTCGAGGTGCTGTCGCCAGGTGAGCGCCAGGAGGGCGCATTCGGCGTGACGCCGGTGCCCGAGATCCGCCCGTTCAAGTACCCGGACGGCAAGATCGTGGACCGCATGATCCTCACCTACCCACCCCCGGAGTGGACCGACAACCTGCTTGATGCCCAGGGAGTTCCGGTGGGCATCGTCTTCGTGGACGAGACGAACACGGCGCCCGCTGCGCTTCGTCCCGCGCTGATGGGGCTCATCCACGAGAAGCGGATCGGCGCGCACTTCCTCGGGCGGCGCGTCCGCATCTTCGGAGCAGCCAACCCGCCGGAGCTGTCCGCGGGTGGAAGCGAGCTGCCTGCCCCGGTCGCGAACCGCATGGGGCACCTGCCCTGGCTTCAGGACAACCGGCCGGACGTCGGCGAGTGGACGTCCTGGCTCCTCGGGTCCGGTGCCGACCGTCACACCGAAGTCGTGCTTGGATCGGCAGCTTCTGAAGAAGCTCGGGTGATGGAGAACTGGGGCAGCCCGTGGGCGAAGGCGCGCGCGGTGGTCGCCGGCTACATCAAGGCCGTGCCCGACGCGCTCCTGAAGGTGCCCAAGCTCGGAGACGGGAAGGCCGGCCGCGCGTGGTGCTCTCCGCGCTCCTGGGAGAATGCAGCCCGCGCGCTGTCCTCCGGTGAGGTGAACGGGCTCGAAGTCGGCGATGCGGAGGAGTTCGTTGCGTCGTTTGTGGGGGCCGGCGCAGCTTCGGAGCTGTTCGAGTACCGCGAAAAGGTCGACCTGCCGAACCCGCTCGACGTCATGGACCGCGTGACGAAGTGGTCGCACGACCCGGACCGCATCGACCGCACCGAGGTCACGCTCAACGCGTGCGCCACCATCCTCGAAGACCGGAAGCTCGACAAGCGGAAGGCGCGCGCGACGGTCCTCTGGGGCATCCTCGGGGAGGTGGTCGGCGAGATGGCTGACCTCTGCATCCGCCCGATGGGAACGCTCATCGATAGCGAGCTGTCGCAAATCCCGGAAGCCCGGCCGGTGCTCGCCAAGATGCAGCCGTTCGTCAAGGCGACCGGCCTCCAGCCTCGGTCACGTCGCTAATCGTCGCTTTCCGCAAAATAGTTGTTGCATACAACGCGGAAAGCGAGCATACTGCTTCTCATGGAAACGAACTCGACCATCCGCCGGATCGCTAACCTTCTCGCCTACGGTTTCACCATCGAGCAGGTACGCGCCGAGGTGACCGAAGGGACCGATACCGAGTTCTTCTACGCATTCAAGGCCGCCGTCGTGTACGGCAAGGAGTAGCCCGATGCCCACCCTCACCCCGCGTGCGAAGCTGATGGCCGGCCGGCACATCGCCAAGCAGAAGCTGCCCTACTTCCGGCGCGCGCTCAACTCGATGGTGTTCCGGGAGCAGCCGGAACTGGGCACCATCGGGATCACGCCGCGAATGGTCGCGCTCTACGATCCGGTGGCCATCGAGAGGTGGACCGTGGGCGAGATCGCCTGGGTTCTCTGCCACGAGGTCATGCATCCGCTCCGCGAGTCGTTCACCCGCTGCGAGAAGCACGCCGGGGAACACCGCCTCTGGAACATCGCGCACGACATGGAGATCAACGACGACCTGGTGCTCATCAAGCCCGAGCAGCCCGGCGATTACGGTCCAGACGCCAAGGACCGCGAGTTCCGCGCGCCCAAGGCCAGCCCGCCGGTGCTCCCTCAGACGCTCGGCTTCAAGCCCGGATCCATCGCGGAGGACTACTACAACCGCCTGGCCGCGCTCGGCAGGGGGTCAACTCCAGACCAGTCTGGGAATGGCTCTGGGCGGGAAAAGGGGGAAGCTCAGAAGGCTGGTGAGAAGGCCGCTGAGATGGGCGCCAAGCCCGGCGCGGGAACCGGGTGGTGCGGGTCCGGCGGTGGGCAGGCGGTGCCTGGCGAGCCGGATGAGGACGCCAAGGACTCGACTGGCCGTCAGGTAGGGAAGTCAGAACCCGAGATCCGCCGGATCCGCCGCGAGACAGCCGAAGCGATCCGCGAGGAAGCCAGCAAGGGTCGCGGAGACGTTCCGGCAGGACTTCAGCGGTGGGCGGACGCTGAGTTGAAGCCACCCAAGATCTCCTGGGAGCAGGAGCTGGCTCACTCGATCCGCGGGCTCGTGCAGCGTGCAGGGGTGGTGGACTACACCTACCGGCGCACGTCGGTGCGCCAGGCAGGGCTCGGTTTCGGACCAGGGAAGCCTCGCCTCGCCGGCTTCTACGAGTTCGTGCCGAACGTTGCGTTCGTGGTCGACACGTCTGGGTCGATGGGCGTTGCCGAGCTGAACCGCGCGATGGCGGAAGCGTCGGGGGTGCTCGCCGTGCTGAACGCGTCCGTGGCATTCCTGACCTGCGACGCCACGGTTCACACCGCGGTACGCGCGGCTTCCTGGCAGGAAGCTGCCGCGCAGCTCAAGGGTGGTGGCGGGACGGACTTCTGCCCCGTCTTCGAGTACCTGGCTGGGTTGCCGCCCGATGATACCGAGAATCCGCGGCCAGACGTGATCATCATCGTGACCGATGGGCAGGGTCCAGCACCCGCCGAGCCACCGCCGTGGGCCTCCGTCATCTGGCTCTTGGTCGGCCCGTATCAGCAGCACCCGTGCGAGTGGGGAAAGTTTATCTCCATCGACGAGACGAACGACGGATGAGCAAGTGGTCGAAGCGCGCCAAAGCGCGCAAGAAGCGTACCTCGGACTGGCAAAAGGCGCATGAAAAGCGAAGGAACGCATCCTTCGTGGAGCGCGCGCTCCACGCTCTGCACAAACTTGCTCACGCACTTGAGTTGCCCAACGACACGTAGCAACATCTCCTGCGTCGCCCAAGCCAGGAGGTATGCTCGTGAGGTCGCGAAGGGATGAAGTTCTCGCCACGTTGTTCATCGTGGTGGTAGTGCTGGTGCTAGCTGTGATCACAGCGACGGTAAGCCCCTCAATCGAGGAGTTCTTACGATGACGGACGCTCAGAGACGCAGCGCGGTCGAGCAGGTCATGGCGCAGGCTGACGCGGTGCATCCCAAGATCCGCATGCTCCTCCAGGTCATCAAGAGGATGTTCTCTTCGATGGACGACGGCTTCATCGCGGTGGCCTTGGTGCAGGGGGAGATGCTTCACCACGTCGAGTTCTGCCGAGATCCGGAGCACCTGCTCACGGACTGCGAGCTAGCCGCGGACATCGCCACAGCGTGGCAGGACTTCCTGCGCGTGACCTGCAACAAGTACGATATCATTGATCACAGCGACGGAAACTGATGGCACGCGCCAGGAAGCCCGCCAAGGTCGTCCTGCCCAACCCGGTGCCCGGAGTCGTCGTGACCACGGCGAAGACCGTGAGGGGGCGCTGGCACGCTAAGGGACGCAAGCCAGGAGCGATGAACGCGATGGAGGCCGCGTACGCGCGTGTGCTGGAACTCCGGCGCATCTCACCGTGGTCTGATAGCAGCCCGCCGGACGTCGTGCGCTGGGACTTCGAGCCCGAAAAGTTGCGCCTGGCGGACATGACGTACTACGTTCCGGACTTCAGGGTGCTTCTTCTCGATGGCTCGATAGAGTTCCACGAGGTAAAGGGCTTCATGGAGCCAACCGGCCGGGTCAAGATCAAGGTCGCTGCCGAGCTGCACCCGTACCGATTTTTCCAGGTCACCCGCGTCGCCAAGAAGGACGGCGGTGGGTGGTCCATCATCGAGGTCAAGTGAGCAACAAACCCAAGAAGCCACAAAAGCTGAAGCCTCTCGAATCCAAGAGCGGTCGTCACGGACCTACCGTGCTCGTGCTGCCCCCACGCGAGCAGATCGCGTTTGACCTCAAGCAGGAGTTGGTGTCGCACGATCCCAACGCGTTCACCTCAACGCTTCCTGCTGGCGCACCAGCAGATCCACCCCCGCGCGTGGTCCAGCGCCAGCGCCTGAGCGACACGCGTAAGGGACCGACGCGCGCGTTTCGGATTCAAGCTGCCCCGTCGGAAGACAACCCGAGCGGGGTGGTCAAGATCTACGTGACCATCGGGCTTTACGAAGACGGGCGCCCAGGGGAGATCTTCATCAGAGTCGGCAAGTCCGGGTCGCTCGCTTCCGGCGCGTTCGATGGCGCTGCGATGGCTGCCTCCGTCGCCTGGCAGTATGGAACGCCGTGCTATGCTATCGCCTCGAAGTGGAAGGCGATGAAGTTCGAGCCGTCCGGGTTCACGGGTGACGAAAAGTATCCAATCGCCCACAGTGTCCTCGACCTCGTGGGCCGCTGGCTCCTCGATACGTTCTGCCCGAAGGAACCGGAGTAGCGCGTGTGCGTGTGCGCGTTCCTCCCGAGAAACTCCGCTGCAACCTCTGCAAGAAAACCAAGCCGTTCACGTCGGATTTCTTCCTGGAATACTTCCAGCGCGGCAAGATTCGCCTGCGACACACCTGCTTGGACTGCCTAAAGGCGCAAGGGCGCGCTTGGTACGAGGCCAACAAGGAGCGCCACAAGGCAAACGGACGCCGCTGGATCGACTCGAACCGCGAGCGATGGCAGGAGCTTCAGCGCGCGGCTGGTAAGCGTCGACGTTCAGATCCGAAGTTTCGTGAAGAGGACAACGCAAGACAGCGAGAGCGTCGGCGTGATCCGGTAAAGGCCGCCAGGATGCGAGAGACGAGTCGGCTTAGCAAGCTGCGGTGTTGCCCGTGCGGCGAGAAGAAGCACGAGGACGCGCGCGCTTGTGATCGCTGTCTGTTTCTCGATGGAGCAACCGCGTCGCAGACCGCTGTGATCCAAGCTCTGCGAGATGACAGCGCGACGAGCGATCAGCTTTGCACCCAAACCTCAATGGCTTACCGCACCGTACGGCGTGCGCTTCAGGAGCTGATCGTGACGGGAAGGGTATCGGAGGAGATGGTCGAAACGAAGGGAGCCGCGCGCGCGATCTACAGACTGGAGATCATGCCGTTGGGAGCGGGGTCGCGCTGGGAGGGAACTGCCACAGCCCCCCGCGGTACCCCGCCTGCTCCAGCACCGCCCGCGTCCCAGGTCCCGGCACGCCGTCGACGGTGAGGTGGGAGCCGTACTTCCCGTTCAGGTACGCCTGGCGGACCTTCCACACCGTCTTGTCAGCATCATCCATGACGTCGAACGCCTCGTAGCCGCGCGCAGCTAGCACGTCGAAGACGTGGTGGCCGGGGTCACCAGCTCCTCTCTTGGAGGTCTGGTCGCGGTGTCCGAGGATGCCCGTCCAGTCGGATCCGCCCGCTGCGAACCTCGGCACGGGTGACCCGTTACGGAACGGGGAGTGGTATTGGCGCGCGACGGAGATCAGCCCGTGCCCGGCGGATGCCCGCGGGAGCGCGGTCAGGTAGTCGCAGATTGCCAGGGTGGCGTCGAGCGAAGCCTGCCACATGTAGAAGACTGGTTGGCCGGTTGTCACGTCCCGTGCGCGCTGGGTGCAGATCTCGATGCCGATCGACAGCTCGTTGATGCTCTCCGCGTGGTAGCTCGCCTCGCCTAGGAGGTCACAGGTGCAGGCGACCGCGCCGTCAAACCCGACTAGCATGTGCTCGCCAGCGTGGGTCTTGTCGCCGCGCTGGTCTTTGATCCACGCGGCGGGCTCGCCACCGTCTGGTCCCTTGCCCTTGAGGAGCACGATCGGCTCGTCGCCGTAAACGGTGTGGATGACGATGCTGCGGACGGGCCAGGCGTGGGCTCGCGCTGGGTCGCGCGGGCGTCGGTCCCCGCCGTCCAGGCGAAGCTCCGGGTGCTTGATCCACGAGTTGATGACGACGCCCTGGATCTCCTCTTCGTGCCCGCCGATCATCAAGCCCATGACGTCCTCCTAGAATTTGAGACGAAGACCGACCTGCGCGCCGTACGCCGGGGCAAACCCGCCCGCACCGTAGCTTGCACCGGCCCACCCGGTGCCGAACATGGACAGCCCAGCCGTCGCGCGGTGCTCATAGTCGAGCGAGACGCCCGAGGTGCCACCGATCCCGTCCCCGTGAGCGAAGGCGCTCAGGTCGAGATGGCCTTCCCCTACCCGAAGCGAGTCGACGTGGTCGAGCCGCTGCCCCGCGACAACCGACTGCGCCGCAACTACCGCGGCGAGTTGTTCGGCGCGGGCTTGACGAAAGGGACGGTCGCGTCACCCCCGGCGACAGCAGAAGCAGCCAGCGTTGCTGCGTCCGCGTGCTGCTCGGTGAGGCGCTTTGTGCTCACGCCGCGCTCGATCCACGAGGCGATCCACTTCTCAACCGACTCGATCCCGGCGATCCTGCTCAGCGTCGCGAGGCCCTTCATGCCGATGTTGCTCTTGGCGATGGCGATGGCCTTGTCCTTTGCAACAGCCTTCTCGGCCGCAGTCAGGGTGCCGTCGGCGGAAGCGAGCTTGATCGCGTCAACGTACCCAGCATCCACCTCGTGAACAGCGGCGAAAACCTCATCCTTCGCGCGTGACAGGATCCCGGCGATGACCGGGCTCTTGACGAGCGGGGCGAGGAACTTGTAGATGAGGCCGAGAATGACCAGGATGGTGCCACAGACGGTGCTCACGGTGAGGATACCCATGCCCGTGAGGGTAGCATGCTATTGCAAAGCGAGCGTTGAAATCCGAGATGGTGTTCCAGTAGGATGTGTCGCGGTCCCTTCCAACATTCGAGTGAAGTTACCGTTCCAGCCAATGACTTCCTCGAAGTTTCCAGCCGCCACGCCGTAAGCGACAGGTGCGCCTGTATCGACTGCCAGTGCACCGCTGGTCCCAGCGATGGTGATCAAACCAGCGTTAGCGTTCGGGCTGTCGATAGAGATGAGAGCACCACCTTTTGCCCAGAGTCCGTACACACCGATACTCGACGTACCCTGAATCGCGACTTTTATACCCGCCGCTGTGGTGAGCCGTGACTGAAACGAAGATCCAGGCCCTGAAACAACGATCCCACCATCGGTGTTTCCGACGTTAAAGTTAGTTGCGCTCCACTGGTAGACGGAGATGTTGCGCCATGCCTTGTACTGCCCGCCGATGACAGATCCATTCGGGTCCAGCCCGATGTTGAGCCCCATGTTATGGAGAATCAGCTCCATCGCGAGCGCCGTGGTAGTCGGCTGGTTAGCGGGGCTCAGCGCGGAGTCTGGGCGTGGGATCGCGTAGTACAGGCTCGTCTTACCGAGGAAGTTCATCCCGAATGTACAAGACGAGTTGACGAAAGATACCCCGATGCCCCAGCACGCCAGCGTCTCGCGATTTCCGGTGTGCGGATTTCCACCTGTCAGCACGCAGCGGTCGAAGGTAGCCCCGGCAGAGACGGTGCCGACGTTGAATGCAAGGCGTTCAAAAGTGCTCACGCCAGCAAATCCAGGCCACGTGCGCCCACCAGCGACGTCACCAATGATATTGCAGACGTTGCCTGCATTCGGGACTCCCTGAATGAGCGCACCTGGAACAACGATCTCGGTTGATACAGCACCGATGAGCGGGTCGAGGACAGCCTTCAGGTCGTCGAAGTCGATGTCCAGCGTGTTGGAGGTGTTCGAGCTGATCGGCGCCTCGTAAACGACGAGGTTGGTGCCGTTGCGAAACCGGGCGAACTTTTGCGAGCCCGAGTCTCTGGCCGGCTTGAACTCGTTCGCCGTCCACCCAGGGTCCGGGGTGAACGTGACGCGCGTCTTCTTTGTCAGGGCGGGGATGGAGGTGGACGAGATCACGGCCCCGGCTGGTGACCCCGTGGTGAGCGTCGCCAAGACCATGTGCGGGCCGCGGTAGCAGATGGAGGGGCTGGGGTCGAATATCCCAGCCCCCATGTTCTTGACTAGGACGGCCTGGCATATATGAACCTGCTGTTTTGCGGTCTGGCTATACACCGGCGAGCTGGAGAAGTTGCCTTCTGAGTCGGCGATCCACAAGTTGATCTGACCGCCGCCGAAAAACATAGACGGGTAGGTCGCGTAGAAGTGGTCGATCGTGGCAAATGGAGCCAGTTGCGTTCCGGGGTTGGTATCACTTCCAGTCGCAGCCGAGATAAAGACGTCGATCGGTGGGATGCCAACCGCAGGCGTTCCCTGAAGCACGCCGATAGAGGCTACGTCGAATAGCTGCCCATTTTCAACATCTGCGATATCCAGTAATCCAGCTACCGCGAGCGCACCACCGATCTTGGAAATAACCGTCGCAGACTGATCTGCGATGATGATCGCTTGCCCAGCATGTAGCAACATTCCATACGGAGAGGGGAGCGTGATGGGCAGTCCTGTAATGTTACGTACACGGCAACGAGCCATAGTAGCCTAACCTTTCCCGCCGTCACGGATAGCCGGAACGCCCTCGATCGGCGTCGGACGCCTGATGTCCAGCTCCGTCTCGACACGAGCAAGCCGAACATCACCCTCGTGCTGCTTGTTGAGGAGGATGTCGAGCTTCTCCATCACGACGTCGAGCTTCTTGTTGATCTCGGCGTGGAACTTTTCGTCCGACTTTTCGTGAGTTGCCATGGTGTCGTGCACCTCCTTCTTGGCGATCTCGTCCTTGACGGTGCGCTCCGTTTTCAGTTCGGCAAGAGCTTTCGCGGTGCTCTCACCACCAAAGATCATCTTCCCGATCCCGATAAAGGCCGCCGCGGCGGCGGCGCCAGCCACGAACAGCTCGGCCATCTCGCCTGCGGTGATCGACATGCCGGCTCCTTCAGGGTACGGGGGTGACGGTCGGGGCGATAAAGAACGCGCTGACGGGAACGACCTGGTTGCGGTCCGCTCCCTGAAGGTACCAGACATCGTAGAGGTAGCGCCCTACCGCCAGATCGCGCGTCATGGCAGGCGTGATCGCGCAGAGGTAAGTACCGTCCGGCTGTAGTACTCCGGCAACCTGAATAGCTGGGGCATTCGGCCAAGGTACGCGCTGCACGGAGAGGACAAGCGTTGCGCCAGCCTGATCAGGTGCGGCGCCAGATGGCAGGAGTACCTGCACAAAGATGGACAAGCTCGCGCCGCGCGTTGCATGTACAACTTTGCGCATGTCTGCTGGGATAGTCGAAGACCTCCTCGACCCGTCTTCAACTATCCCGGTAAGATGCAGAACCTGCACTGGCTAGGCTACCTCTGGTTCCGGCGTCTCTGCTTCGTGCGAGGCTTCTGGCGCTGGCATGATGATCGTGATCTCCGGCTCGGACGCCTTCACGTATGGCGCGAAGTGCTCGATGACCATGCAGCAATCGTCGCATGAGACGTCCCAGAAGCCCGGCCTGACCTCCACGACCGCTCGGTGATGCTCTGGCAGGATCTGAATGTGCCGCTCGTACAGAGGGATCAGCGCCGCGATAGCCGGTGGCAGGTCTGTCGACTCGCGCTTGAACTTCTCCACATCGAACGTGTTGTACTCTCGCAGTTCCATCTGATCTCCTAGTTTCCCAGCCCGAAGCCACGCTGGTGGGTGGCGACGATGCCAGATCCGCCGAGAGGTGCCGTGGCCGTTCCGCTCTGGCGGTGGGTGTAGAAGCCGTTGTAGCCAGCCACTTCCTCGAAGTTCCCTACCCCCACGCCGGCAGCGATCCCGTTCGGGGTCGCGGCGAGTTCCGGCGTGACGAACGCCCATCCAGAGATGGAAGGCGTGATGCTGATCTCGTTCGGGAAGGTAGCTGGCGAGTCGAAGAATATCATCCCATTGTCGTTCGTCTGGAACCCTGTTTGGGCGGTGTTCCCAGACCCCTGGATCGCGATCACGCTGGTCGTATACGTGTGGACGTTGTCGGTCTGCCAGATCGAATTAGCGAACGCGACGATCACGCTAGAATTGGCGTTGTAGATGCTGAAATTTCTCATCGCCTTATAGGCGAACGGAGAGCCCTTGCCAGCGGTAGACGCACTTCCACCGAGAAATACCGCCCCGTAGGAGATGATCTCCACACAACTGGTCGTGGTCTGCACTTCCGGGCTGGTGGTGGAGTCTGGTCTTGCGATGGCTACACCTTGACCAGTTGCACCAGCAAGAAACGCCTGACGAGCACCGAAGATACAGTTGACGAAGCCCCAGTTGAAGCCGACGAAGCGCCCGCTTGCGTTGAACGTGCAGCGGTCCACTGCGCACCCCGAGTCCATGACCTGCGTGGAGGAATTGAAGGCGAGACGCTCCAGGGCGCATCCCTCCTCTGCCAAGATCGAACTGTGCAGAGAACAGTCGAGGCCTTTGAGGGTGATCTGACCTCCAACAGGAGCAGCGATAATCGCGCCAGGCACAACGATCTCGATCGTCATGTTGGCAAGATCTGCCGTGAGTCCAGCGTTGATGGACGTGTTGTCCATGTCGAATGAATTCGCCGTATTCGTCGTGATTGGCATCTCCCAGATCACGAGCTTTCCAGATACGGTGTTGACGAACCGAGCGAACTTCCTCTGAAGGTCGTTCACCGTCCATCCAGGACTCGTGCCCAGGGTGACCCTGGTCTTCGCCGAGACGGCAGGCGTCGAGAGCGTTTTGACGTTGGCAGCATCGATAAAGTTGTTCCCACCAGCGACAGTGGCACGCACCATCTGCGGGCCGCGATGCATGTACGCCGTGCGCTGGCTTTCGTTCGACCATACCCAGAGCGCCGAGGCGGTGTACGTCGCTTGTCCACCAAGGCCGTCGTAGTTCAGGTCGTCGTCCCATCTGCCCAACGAGTCGGCATAATGGACCTTCGTCCGACCGCTGCCGAAGCTGAATACCGGAAACACCGCGAGCACGTCATCCGGTGAGGACATCGGGGAAAGCTTGGTGCCGCTGCCAAGAGCCGAACCGAGAGGGCTCAGATAGATGTCGATCGACTTTCCAACAGAGGCTGATGAGAATCCAGCCGTACCACCAGACGGAAGGTCGAAGACCTGCCCGTCTTCCACGTCGAGGATATCGAGCAGCCCGGAGACGACCGCGTTACCACCTAGCTTTGCGACGACGATATCACGCGAATCAGCCACAACTACAGCTTGACCAGCGTGAAGGAGCCTGCCGTACGGCGCGGGGAGCGTGATGGGCAGTCCGGTAAGGTTTCTGACGCGGCAACGGGCCATAAGATCTCCTCCTAAGGAGAGGGTGTGCCCTCTTCGATCGCGCAGATGAAAGATTCGAGCTGACTCGTGATCATCGGGTGCATGATGAGCATCGGGCCAACCCTCTTCTCCAGCTCCTTCGGGCGTTCCTGATTCAGGATCTGCTTGACCAGAAGCCGGTCCGGCTCGTCGAGGAGTAGGACGCCATCCTTGATGGCCTTCAGCGCGGCCCGGACACGCGTGATGAACTGCCCCGCCGCGCGCGGTGAGCGCCCCTCACTGACGAGCGGATCCGAGAAGATGTAGCGCACGAAGAAGTGCGAGATGTCCCAGGGCTCCTCGGGAGTCTCCTTCTTCTCGTCGGAGAGGATAGGCCCACCCGTCTCCAGGTTGAGCAAGGTGATCGGATCTGGAACTTTGATGTAGATCTGCATTGGCTTCCTGTGTCTCTTGAATATTCTGCTTGCGCCCACTACGGCTGAAGGTCAGCGCGCAACCTCAGCGCTGTACGCACCTTGGTGTGCAGACTCACGAGCGTGACTGCTTCCTGGCTGGTGATGTCACCGTCGGCGACCAGCGTGGCTAGCTCCGCATCGAGGCCGGGCACACCGTTACAGTTGCCACCCGGCGCCATGGAGGTGCAGTCGCCGCCGTCGTTGTCTCGGTAGAAGCTGAGCATCCCAGACTGAACATCTGGTTGTACAAGTGGGGGCTGAGAAATGGGCACAATGCGCTCCTTAAGCAGTCGATCCGTCGACGATAAGCCCTGTATTTGCCATCTTGGTGAGAAAGTCAGCCAAGGCAGCGCCAGTTGCACGGCTCCCGAGCACGGTCTGTTGCGCCACCGTGGCATGACCGTAGAAGCCGATCTTACCGGCAGCACGGCTCACACTCACATCGGTAGCTGAAGCTGGCCCGATGGAGAGGGTGGTCGTACCATCGATGGTGAGAGCACCCACGCCGTGAAGCGCGTCGCCCGTACCAGCGTTGGTGATGCTGATGACGTGGCCCGAGGACGTTGCTCCGCTGCGTGTGAGCGTGAGCATGTTGTTGCCGTTCGGGCTCGCGTTGTCCTGGATGTTGATGCCGGTCGCCGCGGTGCTGTTCTGCTGAATGTCGATGGCTCGCCCACCGCCTGGCGTGATGGCGATGGAAGTCGTACCAACCGTGTTGTTGATGTTGAGGGCTGGCGCACCGCCGGTGTTTGAGTGCGTGATGCCCAGCGCGTACCCGACCGCAGATGTTGTATTGGTGGCGATGCTCGTCGTGCCAAGCTTGTCAACCTTAAGTCGCGAGACATACCCGGCGTCGAAGTAGTCGGTCGGAGAGGTTCCGACGTCGAGAACGATGACCGTGCCACCCGCGAGCGTGGCGGTCTTGGCTACAATCGCGGCGACAACACCCTTGCCAGTAGACGTCCCATTGATCTCGGGGTTCACGTGCAGTCCAACGAAGTTCGGAGCACCACCCGTCGGGGCCCAACTGAGCGGAACGCCAACCCCGTCAGCGCCAATCACGAACGCTGATTGGTTGATACTCGTCGATGGAGCCATCACGTTCGCGTTGGTGAAGACGTGACCAGAACCAGTTGTCGCGCCAAGGTTACTCAGGAAGTTGAGTTGGCTGATCCCGGCGATTATGAAGCTATTCAGATAGATGTTGTTCGTCGAGATGTTGCCTGGCACGCCGTCGAAAGAGATGTTCCCGACCGACATGAGCCCTGACCCAAACAGGGCTAGACGAGTAGCGTAAGCGCCACCATTTAGAGAGAAAGCGTACGTCAGCGTGCCGTCTGGCGAGGTTCCTTGTGTGGGTTGTACATACATAGCCCACGCGACGCTCTTAGACCCACCAACGGTGCCAAACCCTTGACCTGTCATGACGACAGCCGGGCTGTTCTGCTGGGTGCCAGAAATAGCAGCAGTTGGGTTGAGGAGTGTCAGTCCGGCAACGATAGTTGCCGCGAGCGCGGGCATCGACAGCGTTGGGTTGTTGCTCCAGGCTGGCAGTCCACCAGACACGGACAGCACACCGGTGCCGATCGGCAGGTTCGCTGCGACAGACGGTGCTGATCCATAGAGCATCCCACCGGTCGTCAGGATCGAGGCATCCGACGCGCCGGGTGGTCCGGGGGGGCCAGGCGTTCCGGAGACGAAGTTCACTGGACTCTCCGCTTGGCGATCACGCGGACGCTGATCGGGTTCGTGCCCGACATCTTCTTGAGCCAGACTCTCTTGATGTCGTCGACGAAGCCGAGTCCCTTGTTCGGCCCGGCGGCGTTGAGCTGTCCGATGTCGCGCACGCCGTCGTCGCTGAAGTTCACGACCGCATCACCGGCGGCGTTCTCGACGATCAGCGTGTAGTCGAGGACCGCGCTCGCGCCGAGCTTGTCGGAGAGGTCCGACTGCGGGTTCGCCGTGTAGGCCAGCACGGCGCTGACGTCGATCAGTTGCATCGTCGCGAACATGGTCGACTCCTTACGCCGAGATCGGCGAGATGGAAAGCAGGACGGCCCACTTGTTCGTCTCGCCCGCTGCCCCGTTGGTGCAGAGGATGTCGAGCGCCGTGGTGAGCGTGGTCGCGTCGAAGGTCGGGACGGTTGCGACGTTGAACCCGGCGTCAGCCTTGGAGTGGACGACAGTGGTCGTGCCCTCCTGCTGGAGCACCCCGGCCGCGTTCACCGAGAAGGAGCCCATCAGCTCGAACCCACCTCCCTGGCCGAGGGTCGCGCCGGCCGTGCCGAGGAGCGCGACGCGGGCGCGCACCATGAACGCCTTCACGCCGGGACCTGGGACGTACTTGTTCGCGCCGAGCCCGCTCCCGAAGGTGGCCGCGGTGACGGTGACCTGCCCCGTCTTGCTCTGATCGGGTAGCGCGGCGATGTCGGCCGGGCTGGTCGGGTCGGTGTCCTCGACGAGCAGGAGCCCCGCGACCGCGGCAGCGCCACCATCGAAGGCAGCGTAGACGTCCGCAGCACTGGCGCCGATGATCAGCGACCGCTCGGAGCCGAGGATGCGCGAGAACGGAGGGGGGACCGTGACCGGCCCTGGAGATACGTTCGTGAGCTTGCTGCGGGCCATGTCGACTACTCCTGGTGAGGTGTAGCCACAAGGCTAGCACGCGAGGGTTCCCGCGTGCGCGAGATCTACTTCGCCGAGCCCCAGAACCAGTGTCCGGCGAGCACGCCCATCCCGAAGGAGAGGATCAGCCGGAACGGAGGCCAGATCTTGCCCCACGCGCGGATCCGCTCGCTGTAGGTGTTTCCCACCTTCTTGTCGAGCGCGAGCCAGACGTCGATCCCGATCACCAACAGGAAGAGAATCGCCATCACCACCACGGTGCCTGCGTTGCTCAAGCTCTGGGCGAGCGCGTGCTTCGCCTGGAGCTGCGACGCGCCGATGACGACGAGCGCGACGGCGGCCGCCGCGAGCAACCCGACGAGGATCACGACGCCAGCGACCATTACCTCCTCCTCAGATCTTCGTCGCGATGGCCCACACCGAGACGGTGCCGGGACCTGCGGACTTCTTGGTGACCGAGAAGTGAACTTTCCAGCTCGGGTGGATCTTGACTGGCGTGTCCAGCGAGGCGAAGATGACGTAGGACTGCTGCTGGGCACCAGCAGACGGGTGGATTCCGCCTACGCGCACGCCGGCGATCTCCATGGTCGTGTCGAGTAGGTGGTACTTCCCGCTCCCAAGGGCTGACGAGATGTTCCCGGTCACCTGGTCCACAGCCCACTCGCCGATCTTGCCCTCCTCGACAGGGACCGGGACCGCGGTAGAGAGATCGACGTCGTGGTCACCGTCTCCGGCAGCGGGGAGGATGGTGCTGAATCCCTTGCCTGTGTTGATGAGCTTGCACGAGCCAGATCCGGCGTTCGGCGTGACGACCGTTGCCGGGAGCAGCAGGGACAGCTCCGCGAGGTCACCGCCCTCCCACTGGGACGTTGGCGCGAAGGCGAGCACGCCACCGAACAGGACGGTGGGGACGAGGTGCGTGATCTCCAGGACCTTGCGCCCGCGCGACTCGTTCTCCAGCCACTCCAGCTTGGTCGGAACGGCACCTGGCCACGCGAGCATCGACGTGGCCGAATCGGCCGATCCGAACGCCCAGATGTCGGGGCTCGGCGCGTCGATCGTGGCTTTCAGGTCTGGCGGCGCTGGCGGCAGGACGCTGTCAAACAGGAAGCCGAGTTGCTGCATGGCAGCGTCGAGCTTGTCCTTGTCCGGCTTGGGTACCGCAACGTCAACATACGAGTCACTGTCGATGGAGACAAGGTGCGCGCTGGGGACGGCGGCGGTGACGATGCTCCCGAGATCCCCGACGTACTTGTAGCGGTACGTGACCGCCGGAAAAGTAGCTCCCATGCCTGTACTCCTTACGCGGTGACTTCAGCAATGACGAGGGTGGCGTGCTCAAAGTCAGGAACAGTAACTGGACGAACCTGAGCAGTCCCGCCGGAGGTCGCACGCCACTGAACGGTAACAGTTCGCACACCGACAGCGAGGCCAGAAATCTCTTGAACTATGCCACCAGATTCGGTGGCGCCGGCCGGGGAGATCGTAGATGCAGCCGTGCCGCGCTTCGTCACGCCATCGATCTGGATCCGAAATGCCAAACCGTTGTTGTTTGTGCTGTTAGATCCTCCAAACGAGAACCAGATCATCACCTTGGAACCGGCGGCAATCGTGATCACCTGCGACAGAAACGCTACAAAAACGGCGCTAGCCGTTGTCGTGTCGACCGTGATCTCTGTCGTTAGCGTCTGCCTAAGCTTCGAGGACACCGTGTCGACGTAGTTCTTGGTTGCGGCATCTTGGGCTACGATGGGGTCGAGGACGTTCTGGATCTGGCGGTTGCCGCCGACGCTAGCCAGCTCGCCTGTTGCCTTCACCTGCCAGCGGTCCACGGAGTTCGTCCCGATGTTGACCGGATCGGCAGTCGCTGTCTCCAGTCCGAGGAGCCCGCCACCGCTCTTGGTGACGTTCTGGCGCGTTGCTCCCTGGATGAACGTGGCGTCTCCGACGACAACGGCCAGGCCGGCATCGAACGTGGCGGCACCGGCAACGTCGAGGGTCAGTCCTACTTCCAGGTTTCCAGCGAGGAAGGTGTCCCCACCGATGTTGGTATCGGCAGTCGGGAACGACCCGCTGAACTTGAGCGGCCCCATCTGCGAGCGCGTTGGAAGCGTGGATCCATCGAAGTCGACCGCGTAGGTAGTTGGCGTGATGACGCGGGTCACCGTGCCAACTCGGCGTGAGGTGGTACCGACCACGCCAGGCTTGATCGTCCCGTCGTCCTGTAGGAACACGGGGTCGCCGAGCACGCTTCCAGCCAAGGCCGTGATCGGGAACGCGATGCGCCCAAATCGGCGGACGCGCATGAGGATGCCAGCGCCGGCCGGAGCGCCGTCTACACCACCTTCCGCGGCATAGAGCGGACCTTCAAGGAACTGCTGCGCCAGTGTCGCGAGAGCGATGGCGAAAGTTGGGACGAACGTCTCCTCGCCAGGGAGCCCGAGCTTGATGCTCGTGATTCCGATCGGGCGGACGCAGTAGACGACGCCCGCTGCCAGTGCGGTTCCGCCGCCGTTCACGCCAACGAGGACTCCAGGATCTGCCTGGACGCTGTCGATCGTGCGCAGGAAGGCGTCAACCGCTGGGGCCCACCCTGTCGTTCCATCTTCTAGCGTCTCCCCAGCAGCTGGAATACGGAGAGCGGGCTTCTTGACCTGGCGGATCCCGACGATCTTGGTGTCTGTGACCTCGGAGACAAGAGCCTGGTTCACCACCAGCTTGAGGAGGTAGGTGCCCTCCTTCTTCGGGGTGAAGGTCGGGTTCTGGATGTTCGTAGCGGAGAGCGCGTCGGCGGCGCCGAGCGGCTGATCGACGATACTCCAGAGGTAGGTGATCTCACCTCCAGCATTCTGGTTATCCAGTAGCACGAGGACATTGATCGGAAGGTCATCGTTGGAGCCGACGACGCCGTTGATCTTGATGACTGCTGCCGGCATCGGCTACCTCTCGCCCACGATCTGGACGTGGTACGGGATCGGGTTCGGGTCGCCGAGCGACCCGTCCATGCTGCGCACGGACCCACCGTTCAGGAGGGCGTTCGAGAACACGCGGAAGGCCAGCCGCGGTTGGCCCACGGCGACCTTGAGGCCAGCAGGGCTCGCGTTGGCTCCCTCAATTTCTGCCTTCTCCGCGGCTGTGATTCCCTGTACAAGAACACCGAGCGGAGAGACGTTGAAAGACGATACGTACACGGTGTTTGGCGTGTTGACGTGCTCGCTGTTCACGGTGATCGCGTTGTTCGCTCCCGCCACGGCGGCGCCTATGATGTAGACGTTGGCCTGAGCTGAGGTCGCGTTCGAGGCAAAGCCGGACGCCTGCCCTACCACCACCGCGACCGCCCCTGCAGGGGCGATCAGGTTGGTGATCGTGGGAACCACAGCAGCGCCCGTCGTCGGCATCGTGAAGCGCAGCCCGACACGGCTCATCCCACCAGATGCAGCCTGCGACCTGAGGTCCTGGATGACGCCGTTATCGACGTTGATAGCGCCGTTTATGACGAGGATGCGCGCGATGATCGTGTAGCCAGGCGAGACGGCCGGTGATACGGCCACGGCCGCCGCCGCACCCTGCTTGTAGCCGAGCGACTGAACCGACACAGCCGGCGATACGACGGTTCCCACGTGCCCGTCGAGCTTGAACTCCAGCGTCTTGTTCACGACGTTCGGCGCGAAGATACCTGTGCCCGTGTTCAGGACGGCGCGCGCGGTCGCGTTCGTAATGACGCGGCTCTGCTTCACTTCGATGATGTCGAAGCGCTGAAGCCCGACGCCGGGGGGAGCTGGGATGTTGAAGACAGCGTTCGCTTCCAGCGGGAGCGGCTTCAGACGCGAGCGGTCGTCGAGGCCAGGAACCGCGGCACCAGCAATGCCAGCGCCGATCGCGATCGGGACGTCGGTCGTGTCGACCACGACGCCGAGCCCGGCGGTGACGGACACTTGGAGGGCAGCCGCGACCGGACGGACCTTGAAGCCGTCACCAAAGAAGACCGCGGCGTTGTTGTTCCACGCTCCGACGTCGTTTGCGATCGACGTCCTTTGGAGGAGCATCCGGTCGAGCACCTCACGAAGCGCGCCGTCCATCTGCGACTGCGCCTGATCGATGTCGTCGCAGATCGGGCGCTCAAGCGCCTGAATGATAGTGCGGTCCCACGGTGCGTCTGCCACGTTGTGCTCCTACTGCCCTTGTACCACGACCTCGACCGTCACGCCGCCGGCCTTGATCGCGTTCAGGATGTCGATGACCTTCAGGTAGAAGGCCGATTTCTGGTAGTCGTCGCCGTTCCACGCGCCCTGCACCATCGCCGCGACGGGGCTGTCCGGCATATTCCAGACGGTGTACGCGCGCGAGCCCTGCGTATCCGTGTGGGCGGCGAGATCGTTCGCCGGGTCGTTCCACGCCATCCCCTGGTTGAGCAGCGCCGGGAGGTTTGGCAGGACCACGATGAACGCGCCGGCCATGTCGATCTGCGAGAGCCAGCGCCCGCGGAACGGGTATGCGGCGCGCGGGTCGCTCCAGCAGAAGTTGTTGGAATCGAAGCCCGAGGTGATCGGGATCGCAGAGGGGTCGAAGTTGTCGCTGAACCAGCACGTCTGGTACGCGGGCGCCCATGTTTCGATGAGGTCGAACGCGATCCCGAGCGGGCTGAGCAGGTCGACGAGGACCCTCTCGATCGCGTCCGGCGTGATGACCTGCGGGAGCGAGCGGACGCGTGCCCGGTAGTGGCTGTCCGTCTCGCTTGGCACGCGATCGATCCCGCGGTCGGACCCGAGCTGGTCAAGCGCTGCTGGTAAGCCTCCGGAGAAGGTTGCGAACTGCCGCACCATCACGGTCGGGTCGGCGTACGGGTCGCCAAGGCGCGCCGGGGCGAGGCTGGACTGGATCGGGAACTTGACGGTGTCAATCTCGCCTGGCAGGACGCCCTGCGAGATGATCACCTGCCCGGTCACGTCCCACTGGTAGCTCGCGACGAGCGCCTGGACGTTCGCGGAGATGGTGAGCCCAGCCATCGTGACGTCCGCAACCACGGCGAAATCTCGGCCGCTCTTGGACGTGGTGACGATCGTACCGGCCTTGATGACCAGGCTCCCGGCGGTCGTCACGGATCGGTAGAACTCGACGACGCCGGTCGAGTACCGCGGGCCGGTGGCCGCGAGGAGGAGCGCCGTGCATTCGGCACGTCCGACCGCGAGGGACGCCCGCGCGAATACCTTCGCGAGCGCCTTGAAGACCTCGTAACCCGGCCCCTCGCCGTTCTTCATCGGCCCGAGGTAGCTCTCGGGCAGGATGCGGTCGAACAGGTCCAGGAAGTCCTGCTGCGCCAGCGCGAGAGGCGAGCAGTCGGACGGCGAGTCGCCGATGGGGAAGTCGGTGGTCACGCGCCTACGTCGCCCCCAGGATGAACGCGACATCCGGGTTCGCGGAGAGTCCGATCTGGGTACCGCTGGAGACGGACGCAGACACGAGCGCGAGCATCGTGCGGATCACCTGGAGCGGTGTCGGGTCAACGGTGCCGGGTGGGCTCTGGATCTCGTCGCCCTTGATGTCGAGGCCAGGCACCGTACTGATCGCGGTGAGCAGGTCGGCCGGGTCGAGCGTCGCACCCGGCGCGAGGTTGTTCACGAAGGCGACGATCGTGGAGCGCGTCGTGTTCGCGACGAGGTCCACGTTCACGCCGGCTTGGAAGTGCAGGTTGAGCAGAACCGGCTGGAGGATGATCTGCGCCACGAGCACCTGGACGTAGATGCCCGCTGCCCGGACGTTCGAGAGCGAGTTGAAGACGGTGAGCGCGAGCTGCTGGCTCTGCGTCTGGTACGAGATGGGGTTCGCTCCGAGGTTGGCGAGCGCGTCCGTGAAGCCGTCCGCGATGATGAGCTGGACGACGCGCGCGGGGCGTCCAGACACGTCGATGATCTCCAGCGCGGTCGCGCGCCGCACCCCGGCTACCGCGAGCGCCCCAGCCTCGATCGCCTTGAGCGTTCCCTTCTCTGCCGTCGTGAAGAAGCGCCGCGCGCGGTCGCGCAGGTCCGCGTCCTTCTCGCCGTCCGCCGCGCCGGCCGTAGCGAGGCTGTTCTTCAGCGTGATCCCAGCGGGAGAGCCGGAGATGGTTCCCACGATGCTCGTGATGGCGAGGGCGGCCGCCTGCTGCTTCAGCCCGGCGAGGACGCTCCGCACGGGGGCGACGATCGGGCCCAGCGACGCGAGCGGGAAAACGGTGGCCTGGGTCGTGACGTACTGGCGCCCGTCGGAGGTGGACAGGACCAAGCTGACAGGGATGGTGAATGCTGCCGGGTTGGCCGCCGCGAGCCTGAACTCGACCGAGCCGAACGCCGGCGCGGGCGGCTTCCGGACGAGCTGGTAGCGGTCGAACACCCAGCGGTCGAGCTTGGTTCCCTCCGCGCTGTCGAGGAACTGCCCGGCCTCGACGTCGGCGAGCTGGTTGATGACCTCGTCCGCCGCTGCGGAGATGGCGGCCACGATGACGTTCGCGTCGGCGCCGTCGCGGTCCACGGCGTCGAGCGCGAGCGCGGAGTTCTGGGACAGGATCTCGTCGCGGGAGATCCGTACGAAGTCTTGCCTGGTCGGGAAGCCCATCTAGAATTGCACCCCATTCTGGCCCTGCTTGACCGAGACTTCCACGGATTCGCCCCTCACGGTGCGAACGAGGAGCTGGACGGACAGCAGGCCGTCCGACGACATCGTGACCTGCGCACCGACCTCGGCTACCTCTGGTTCGAGCTGGACCTGCCGTATGATCTCCTGCTTCAGGCGAGTCATGCTCCCGCCCGGCGGGGCCTCCTTCACTTTGATGCCGAGCCCGTAATCCGGCAGGTGGAAGAACTCGCCAGGAGCGGTGACGAGCCGGCGGATGATCAGCTTCCGTAGCAGCTCTGTGCCGCCTTCCGTCTCATAGTCGCCGTCGCGCCCGATCCTGAGCGTGCCACCAACCGAGTTGCTGGTCGGGGTGGGGACGTTGTGGAGGTCGCGCTGCGAGGTCGTGCGCTTGGCGTTCCTGGCGTTCGTCTCGACGTCCGCGCGGATAACGCCGTCGAAGTCCGCGCTGTTGGGTAGCGTGATGATCGCGCCGCTTGCGGAGAGCAGGGTTGTGCTCCCAACGCGGTGACGAACGCGCTGATCAGCAAGCTGGGTGAGCGTGAACAGCTCCACCTGCATCGACCCCACGAGGCGGGCTGCCATGACCGGCAGGGTGGCACCGTTGTCGAGGCGAACGAGCGTCCACGTCATGGGGTTCGGCGACGCGCCGATCTGGAAGCCGGATGCAGCCAGAGGCGGCGCAGTGAGCGACACGAGCACGGTGTTCGTGCTGGTCGCGACCGCCGAGGCGATGTGGATGCCGACGGGCGGGCCGCCGAATGGGCTCGTGCCCCAACTGAAGATGCCCCAGGTCATTTGGCTTCCACCTTAGACGCCCCGCTCGTGATCGTGCCCGAGATATCGAGAAGTGCAGATGCTGGGTTCAGGATGGTGTAGCGCAGGTCAAGCTGCGCCTGAAGCCCAAGCGAGAGCAAATTCGGCCCAGCTCCAGGGATCTTGATCGAGTCGCCGACGCGGGACACGGGCGAGGTTCCAGCTTCACCACCGAGGAGAACCTTCCCGGTCCCGCGCGGATCGAGCACGATATTCCCCGTACCCTGGACAGCCACGCGCACGGTGGCGCCGTCCTTGGCGAGCAGGAGTAGGTCAGCAGGCTTGCCGGAGATCTCGGCCGGCGGCTTGTCGGCGCCCGACCACGGGCGGGGCATCGCGATGAGCCCCTCGTCCGGGTTCCCGTGCGGAGCCATTACGATGATCTCGTCGTCGACCTCGATCGGGAAGTAGAGCCCGAACCCGCTGCCCGAGTAGATGGGCGCGTAGCGGGCTGTCTCCGGGAGCTGATCTGGGAGCAGGAGCACGTCGAGGAAGACACCGTGGTCCGCGTCGATGGTGACCTTCTTGACGATGGCCGGCCAAACCCACGTGCGGGGGTCAATGCCTGGGCGCGACACGGCCTGACTCAGGCGGCCTGTGTCGATCGTGTTCGAGACTCGCGTCTTGCTCAGCATCTACCTGAGCCCCCGCCCGATGCCCACGTTTGCGTTGAATACCGTATCCTGAAGCGCCTCTTTTTTCAGGCGGATGCCTTCTTCAACAGAGTCGCCTACACCGAACTCGTGCCCCTCCTCCGCACTACCAGGGCGCGAGATGCCCTTCTTGTACGCGGCTACTCCAAACTGCTGAGCAAGTTGTTGCAGGAAATTTATATCACCCTGGATTTGCACAGGCGTGACCTTCGCGTTGGCCGTGTATTTTGGTTCCGGTGCTGTCGAAGCTTTGTGGCGTGGAACGACGTAGTTCTGGAAGTCGAACGCGATGTCCACGCCACCGCCACCGCCCTGTCCGACCGACGCCGCCCAGTTGTACTTCACGTTGGAGACACGGAAGAACCGCATGCTGTCGACGATCGCGGAGCGCGCGGTCGCGACAAGCACGCGAGCGAGATTCGTGTCCGGCTTCTGGCCTGACCTTCCGCCCTGGAGCGTGCCGGCTACCTTCTGCACGAGCGCCTCAAAGGGCATCTGCGTGTTCTCGATGAGCTGGGCGGCAGCGAGAGGTGGCCGGGACGCTAGGGCACGCTTGTCGACGAGGAACTCCACGCCGTCGGACGGGCGAAGCCGCAGCATGTCCGGGTCGAGCGAGTCGCCGCCGAACGAGGTGAGCGCGCGCGTGGAGCAGTTGCCGCCCATCTCACCGCGCCCGATCTCCTCGTAGATGTCCTGAGCGATGGCCGTGAGGCGCGCCATCGAGCGGATCCCAGGAACGTTGATGCGCGTGCGGTTCGCGCCGCCCGTATTGCTGCTCGACTTCGGTGCCGCCCCGGTCGGGTCCGCCACAGCGTTGGACGTCTCGTCCGTGTCGCCCTTGAGGATTGCCGCGAGCGAGCCCTTCGGGGGCCACTGCGCGAGCAGGAGCTTCCCCTCACCGCGGACCGAGTCGTCGAGCGAGACGACCTCGACGATCGGGCATGCCTGCGCAAACTTCCGCTCGTACGAGAGCTTGGAGATGTTGCGCCCGTAGACCAGGCGGCGGATGCGGATCTTCTCGACGATGGCAGCCCCATCGCTCCCGACGGAGGTGACCGTGCGCGCCTCGCCGTCCGCGAACGGAGTGCGCGTCTTCGGGTTTTCCAGCATGTCGTACAGCCGGCGCGCCGGCCGGATCCACAGGTACTGCCCGCGGAAGTACGGGACCGCGCCGACGAGCCCGGTGTACCTGGTGATGATGTCCCAGTACGAGAGCTTGTCCTGCCCGGCGCCCGCGCCAGACGACTGCCCTGTGCCGGCGCCATCCGCCTTGAGACGGACACGCGTGAGCCCGTCCTTGTCGACCGGGGACGGGATGACGCCGCCCCACTCCTCCTGGTTGCAGATGACGAACAGGCTGAGGTCTACCTCGGACGGCAGCGTGTGCAGGATCGCCTTCACGACCTCGTCGATCGGCTTGTCGAGCTGGAGGTCCGCCATCTTCTGCATCGGGACCTTAGCATCGAGCAGGAGCCCGCGCAGGTCACGGCCGTCCATCGAGATCGTGCTGCCGCTCTCGTCATGCTCCACCGACCAGTTGTCGACGGTACCGTACATGATCATCGTGTCGTCGTTGGCGGTGCCCTCCGCGTTGCGGGTAGACATGATGCTCTCGATCTGCCCGCCAGGAGACTTCTGCCCGCCGAGCATCCCACGCCCGAAGGCGCTGGGCCCGACCGTCCCAAGGTGGATTTCAACCGAGCACGCACGAACGAGCCGCGGGTCAATCGGCAGGTCCAGGTACTTGAAGCTCAGGCTGAACTTGCCGGCCTGGCGCAGTCCTGGAAGCTCGATGGTCGCCTTCTGCGGCACGCGGTTCGTGATGGGGCTCATCCCGTCGGCCGGGTAGACCAGCGGGCGCAGGACGGGTGCCGGCTTGTCTCCCAGTTCGGTTATTGCTGCTTCGATGACGTGCCCTGCCAAGACGGCCTGGCTCGCCAGGCGCGCGGTCGCGCTGGCGAGGGATGACGTGTCGATGTCTAGCCCACTGACGAGGTCGGCCTTCGACTCGGCCACCTGGAGCGTCTCGTCGAACCTGAAGAGGAAGTGGACGACGCAGCTCGGGTAGAAGACAGTCCCTAAATCCTTAGGATTCATTGGACTTCACCGCGCACGCCCCCGCTTGCCGTCGTCCGCGCGCGGAACGAGGATCACCTGTCCAGCCTGGACCTTGGACGTGGTCACGCCGTTGAAGCGCGCGAGGCGCTGCCACTCGTCTGGCGACTGGTAGAACGCCTGCGACACGCCGCGGAGGTCCTCGCCGAGGCGGCCGGTGTGCGTTCCGAGCAGGTCGCCGTCGAGCCGCTTGGAGAGCCTGATCTGGTCGTTCGTGGCCTGGTGCTTGTGGCCGCGCACGGCGCGGCGCAGGTCGCGGACCTTCTTCTGCACGCTCACCTGCGCGGCGAACGGAGCCGTTTGGCTGCGTACCGTGTTGCTGATCGACGCGGTCTGGCTTGGGGCCTTGGCCGTGAACCACTGCTTGAAGGTCGAGGCCATCGTCTGGAGCTGGAAGTCAACGCCGAAAATGAGAAGGGACGCGTGGATGCTGTCCTGGAGGTTGAACTCCAGGTCGGTCATCTCCTGCCGGATGAACCCGCACATCCCGGCGGCGGCGGCGAGGGCTCCCAGCGGGTTGGTTACCTGCCCGACGAGCCCGTTGACGGTGTCCTCCATGTTGGACACGCTCGTGCGGGCGTTCGCGAGCTTGGTCGTGACCTCGTCTGTGAACGTCTTGGACTCGGTGATCGCCAGGACGTCCGCGACGCCACCGATCGCACCCAGAGCCGCGTCGCTGAGCAGCCTGTGCCGCGCGACTAGCTCCGACAGGTCCATCTCCTCCGCGACGAAGGTGATGGCGGCCTCGTCGCCGAGGGACGCCCACGTGAAGGTCATCTCCCACTCGACGTCGCGGGCGGTGCTCCACATCTGGGAGAAGTCGGTCAGGATGCCGTGGCGGACCGTCTCCTCCCAGGTCACGCGGACGAGCTGGCCCGCGCGCCGGATCTGCTCCACGGCGCGCACGAGTTCCTTCACGTTCGAGAGGGCTTCCCCGTTGAGCGTGGCCGGCGGGGCGTTGGAGATGATCTCCGCGCCCTGCGCCGTAACCGTCGTGTTGTCGCCGATGAAGCGGTCGCTCCACCTGCCCTTGATGGTCGTTGGGGCCTCCTGCGAACCCATCACCTGGACGCTCGCGACCGGGCTGCCTGGGGTCCAAGTGAACTCTGCGCGCTGGGATCCCTTCAACGAGTAGGGCCGGAACGGGAGGGCGCGCCCCGACAGGACGATCTCGCGCGTCTCGCCCGACAGCGCCGTGATAACGAACGCGGAGACATCGAGGAGATGGAAGCCGGAGGTGATCGCCACCTAGCGCACCGACCCAAGTGGAGCGTACGCGGACTGGAGCTTCCTCTCGCCGATCTGCGAGAGGTCCGAGGCGAACGCGACGGCGATGCGGTCATGATCAAACCCTTCAGCAAACTCCTGTTTGATGTCGAACTTGTTGTTGATGAAGTTCGTGCTCGGTGCCCCGGAACCCTTGAGCGCGTCAGCTTTTGCCCGATCGCGGTTAGCGTTGGCTTCTTTCAGATTTGCGCGCTCGCGTAGCGCTTGCTGCTGCGACCTTTCCGCGTCGACGTCACCTTGCGCGTCACCGAACGCGCTCGCCAGGTCGTACCCGATCGTGGTGATGTTCGCCATGTAGTAGCCGATCGCCCGCGCGAACAGCAGAATGCCCTCGATGGCCGTGGCGATGGCGTTCACGGCAACAAGGAGGATTCCACCGATGATGTCCGCGGCCAGGTCGATGATGGGCTTCGCCGCGTCGAAGATCCGCCCGAGCGCCGCACCCACCTGCATCGCGACAGGAGCGAGTCGCGCGATGACGGATGCGAACGCGCCGAAGTGCTGCGACAACGTGTAGACCACCATCGCGACCATCGGGAGGCTTGTAAGCAGGCCGCCGAACGCGCCGGCCACCTTCGCGATGACGCTTGGGCCTTTCCCGAAAGCGTCACCTACCTCCTTCGCACCGCCACCGAGCATGCCGCCTAAGCCACCGCCAGCAGAAGTCGCCCCGAGGAGCCCACCGCCGACCTTCATGCTTCCGGGCCAGTTGGCCACGAAGACCTTCTGAACCCCGCCACCCATCATCTCGCCGATCTTGCCGGCCGCGCCGCCCTTCTTGGCTAGGAACCCAGCAGCCAAGCTCCCGAGGCCTTGTCCGGTGACCATCCGGGTGAGCTTGTTCGCGGTCATCAGCTTCACGAAGGTCGCCGCGAGCCCGACGATCTGCTCCATGTGGTCGTGGAGGAACGCGGCCATCTTGTCGATCTTGGGCTGGAGCCGGTCGAGCATCCCGCCGATCTTCGTCATGGCGGACGTGATCATCGGGACGACCGACTTGTAGAGCGTTCCGACGAGCCCGTCCCACGAGTCCTTCAGCGCAAGCTTGGAGTCCTTCATCGCCTGGAAGCTGGCGAGGGCCTGCTCCGTGATCAGGTCGCCAGACGCCAACGTGCCGTCCATGAGCGCCTTCATGCGCTCAGGGCCACGGGCCAGCATCTGCTGCATCTTGATCGCCTGCTGGCCCGACATGCCGAACGACTCCCGGAGGTCGTTGAGGTTGAGCGTGCCCTTCTGCGCGGCAGTGGACAGGTCCATCATCACGTCGACCGCGCTCTGCGCGTCGTCGGTGCCGAACTTCCGCATCGCAGCGCCCATCTTGGCGGCGCTCTTGCCCCCGGTCGCGCCCATCTTCTGGATCTTCATCGTCATGCGCTCGATGATCTGCTCGCCACCCTCCACGCCGGAAAGCTCGAATGCGTCGAGCATCGAGTGGGCATCTTCCGCGGCGAGCCCGGTGGCGGACTTCAGCCGGAGGACAGCTTCGTATGTCTGGTTGATCCCGGCAACGGAGGAGCCGATGGCGAACATGCCGGCGAAACCCCCGGCAGCGCTGAGCAGGTCGGTGACGCCCTTGAGCTTGTTCTCGAGCTTCTCGGCGGCGCCGACGATCCCAGACATAGCCTTGGAGGCTTGGTCGACGACCTTGAACTGCCATTCGACCTGCTCGATCGTCGCCATCTACCAGGCTCCTCCCGCGCGACCTGCGCGTCCACTTCCATCTCCCTTTTCCTGCTCAAGGAGTGAGCAGGTTTCCTCCACCAAGATGAACGCTTCCCGCATGGTCAAGCCCTTCACCACGTTGGCCGGCTGCCCGGCGTGCCGCCCGAGAAACGCGATCGTCCGCCAGATGTCCCGCTCAGCCTCCTGTGGTGATGGTCGCGAAGCCACGAACACCGCAAGGCTGAGGTGTGCTACACGCGCACCTGGCGGCTTTTGAGAAAAGCGTCGGTCGCTTCCTCCGGCGGCGAGTGAAGCTCGGCGTACGCCTGGACAACCAGGCTGCGCACCTTTGGCGGCATGTGGTTCCACGCGCGGTCGGCGGTCCCGTCGTTCAGCGAGACGGGCTGCTCGTTCACCTCGCAGAGGGACTGCTTGGCCAGCTCGTAGCCGAGGCGAAGCGCGCCGCTCGAATCCTTGGAACGCTTCGCGGCGAGGAGTTCCTCATCGGCGGTCAGCTCCAGGAGCGAGACGGACTTGTACTCGGGGCCGCACATGCCGGGCGGGATCTCGAACGTGTGAACTTCACGGTCGCGCTTGAGCGCTGCGAGCCTTTTTTCGACGATGTCTTGCACGAGATGCCCTCCTTGGGGTTGGGCTTACTGTGTTGCTGTGTTAACCGACGACGCTAAAGTCTTCCGACTCGAAGGACAGGTCCACCGTGGCGTACTCGGTGCGGCCTCCCAGCGTGAACGGGATCGCCCCGAACTTGACGTCGGGGATGAGGATCATGGGGTTGTCCCCGTTGGGGAAGTCGAGCTTGGCCTTGATGTTGACCTTCGTCCCCGCCTCGCGGCGGCGCGCGCGGTCGACCACGGCGCGCATGAGCGTGAAGATGTCCTCGTTCTCGATGTGGAGCGAGAGCTTCCCGCTGACGCCGCGGTAGATGTCGTCGCGCCGGTCGGTCGACTCGCCGAGGTACCCTTCCTTGAGGATCTCCAGCTCGGCGGTCATCTCGAACGAGCGGACGTCGGTGATGGTGTCGAGCTGCTGCCCCTTCACGATGAGGAGGAGCTGCGCGTTGAGGCCGAGGAGTCTGCCGGAAGCCATCGGTGGGAAGCCTTTCTTGCCGGACCAAAAAAGAGAAAGGGCCCACCCGCGCAGCTACCAGACTGCAGGAGTGAGCCCTATCCCTCCAAGGAGGTGCGGCTACAAGGAAAGGCTACGCTGGGGGACGGGTCGCGTCAAGACGAGAACTTCCCGCCGGCGTCACGCTTGTACTCGTCAGCTACCCGCTGGTGATGTTCCACGATGGCCTTCGACTGGTTAGCGGTTTTCTGGTGCCGGGCAGCGACGTCTTGAAGCAGCTTTTTGTGCTCCGGTGAGGCTTCTTCGGCCGCCATGGTCTTGTATTTATCAGCGTGCACCTGATCGGCATCTGCAACCTTTTTGTGAATCGCAGTCTGCCGCTCGAGATGCGTGTGCTGACTCACTCTGTACTGAGCAGGATCTTTCTTGGCCTCTTGCTCGTACGCCCCGGCTAACCTTTCGTGCGCCTCAGCGTTCTTTAGTTCCTTCTCCGGGTACTTGAGACGTCCAGCACTTGCCTGATGGCGAAGCTGATCCGCTACCGCTTTGTGGAAGTGTGAGATTTCTACTAGATCTCGTGATTCACGCACACCTGGTGTGTTTTTCCGAACATTATCAGCGGTGTAGAGATGCTTGTCGACACTGGGATCTTTAGCACCTTCCAACATGGTGTGAAGAGTGCCTCCAGGCGTTCCAATCACTGGCCCTTTTAGTTCACGAGCACCGCGCTCGAGCTTCTGGGACAACGTTTCAGACGAACCTGAGGAAGAGGAAGATCCTGACTTTTCGGATGTTAGCTTTGCACCAAGTCGGCGTTTATCTCGCTCGTCGGCCCCAGCCGGGAGCCGATCCCGCTCATCGAGCGGGGCAGTAGAACGATGCTGAGAGCCAGTTGATGGCTCTTCAACTTTGGGAGATTCTGCCACCTTCGTTTTGGGAACTTCTGTCGATTTCGCACCAGACGTCTCGGCACGTTTCTTACGCTCAGCGTCAGCCTCTGCTATAGCCCGACGCTTGCGTTGTGCGATACGCACCTTCCGCATAGCGTTAAGATCAGATTGAGACATAGGAAACTACGCGGCGAGCGTGGTCACGTTGACCGACTCGCCGACGCTCACCTGGAAGGTGATGAAGTCCGCGGTGGCGTACGAGCGGACCTTGACGATCACGACGTAGATGCCGGCGTCAAGCTGGTCGGCCGTGTTCCCCGAGTTGCGGTCCACGAGGTAGCCCGAGATGCGCGAGGCGGCCTGGTTGTTCGGCTGCTGAAGGTCGGTGAGGTACGCGACCGTCTCGGACACGATCGCGTCCTTCAGGTTCTCGGTGAGGAGCTGCTTCGCGAACTGGAGCACTGCGAGCGCGAGGCTGTCCTCGATCTCGTTCGCGAGGCGGCGGCGGTTGATGTTCTTCTGCCCCGCGATCAGGCTGCTCGTGATCCCGGACTGGAATCCAAGGACGCCCGCGGCCGGGTCGAACTTCGGCGCACAGACACCGAACTGCCGGAACAGCGTGTAGTCAGGGAGCCCGAGCCCGGTCACGCCGTGCTGGATCCCGAGCGCGGCGGCCATGACCTGCGGGATGGGCGGGCTGCTCTGGCCGGGGTTCTTCTCGGCGGCGAGGTTCGACAGGATGCTCGCCATCCAGCCGTCGGAGCCGGTGTCGAGGATGCCCGACAGGTGGTTCGGGTCGCTGTCACTCGTGGTGAACCCGTCGGCCAACTTCAGCGCGAACGGGACGGCCTCCGGGACGCTCGTGATGATGCCGGGCCACTCGTAGAAGACCGACTCATCGCGGTTCGCGCCAACGCCGGGCACCGCGTTCCCGATCGCGATCGACTCGGTAAGCATGTCCAGGTTGGGGGAGATGCAGACCACGCGCCCGCGCCCGCGCGCGGAGGCGTCGAGGGCATGCTGCTTGAGCTTCGAGGCGATGCCGCTCACGCCCGCGTTCGCCTTGCGGGCCGACCAGAGCGTGGTGACGCTGTGGACCGGCTCGTCGTCGCCGAGGAACGAATCGATCGCGAGCCCGTAGAGCACGTCGAGCGCAGCGCTGTTCGGGGCGTTCGGGGCCTGAACAGCGAACGCGAACAAGAGCCCGGTAACCGGGTCCGTGATCGCCTGAAGGCCCGAGAGGGAATCCCAGGTCGTGCCAGTGAGCGCGGGCGGGATGATCGTCGGGGTGAGAAGCGTCGAGGCCGGGATGGTGCCGTCGGCAGTCGAGAGGCCTGCACCGTTGGTGAGGGGGCGGGTCGGGACCACGTACCCGGCGGCGTCGGACAGGATGGTGTTCCCGCCCGAGTCGGCGTCGGCCGCGACGTGGAGGCGCCACGGGAGCGCCACGGCCGCGAGCCAGTTGGCGATCGTGAAGTTGGTGCCGTCCTGCTTCTCGATCGTCAGGTTCGTCGCGTCGACCACCGCGCGGACGCGGTAGGTGTCGGCGTCGTTGATGAGCGAGACGGCCGAGCCGAGAACGTGGGCAGCGGCAGCGGTGCCGTGCGTGCCGCGCGTGAGCCCGGTGAAGCTCGTGGCCGTCTTGCCGGTGTAGTCGATCAGCTCGCTGTCGATCTTGATCGTGCCCGCGGTCGGGAAGCCGGTGGTAGAGCCGACGTTGGCGGTCACCGCGCCGATGAGGAGCGGGTTGTCGGTGACGGTCGTGGTGTTCGTCGGAACGACATCGATGACGATCGCGTCGCCCTTCTTCACGCCGGTCAGCAGGAAGTTGCCCGTGGCGGACGCGAAGTTCTGCGACGTCGCCGGGAGCCCTGCCGGGGCTGCAACTCCATCGACGCCCGACTCGTAGGAGTTGCCACCGGAGAAATTGACGGGGCCGGCGAGGCGCGCCTTGTCGGTTCCGGTCTTGAACTCGCGCCCGGCGAGGACGCCCGCAGCCTGCATCGGGACGACCGGGGTCGGGAGCACCGCGGACGTGTTGCCGGGGAGCTTGCGCCAGACGCGGGTGCCCTTGGAGGAGCAGAGGTTGATCGGCACCGCGACGAGCGCGGCGAAGCTCTTGTTTCGCAGCTCGACGAAACCGTTACCGCAGTCGCCACCGAACTCGCCCAGCGTCTCGTCGAACCCGCCGAGCTTGTCGGTCAGGTCCTTGCTGGATGTGATCTGGGACGGCCGCGGCTTGGTCGTGATCAGGCCAGCCGGGGACACCTGCACGCCAAGCGTCATGTCAGCGAACTCGCCCACCAGGCCAGCAGTGCCAGTGCCCACGCCCTGGATGCTGCCTGGCGGCGGCAGATCGATGATGTTCACGCCCTCGATAGCCGTGAGGACTTGGCGAGTGGGGATCGTCGTGAATCTCCGGATGAAACCAGGCATCTTCTATCCTCCGCTGCGAATCCTACACGTTTGGTGGTGCCGCTGCATCACGACTCTACCACTTCCACCTTGACGAACGGGCGGGCATCCGGGAACTGAACCACCCGAAGTATGGGCAGGTGCGCACGGAGCCGAACCTGTACACGACGGATCCTGCGCTGCGCCTCCTCTTCGGAGTTCACGTACGACACGCCCATGGGCTCATATGTGGCGCGGGCCGAGAAGTAGTGGGGCAGCTCAAGAATGAGCCCAGAGCGAGCGTGAACTGGCGGGTTGAAGGCATCTTCAAGCATCGCCATGATAGCTGCTCGTTCGAGAGGGTCCGTCGCCCACGCCTCTACAGTCAGGTCTACCTGCATCTCACTCGCTGAGGAGATGGCGCCGCCGTCTTGCGTTCTGGTCACGGACGGCGAGAACTTGCTCGCGTCGTACGTGGCCTCGGAAGGGGTATGAACCAGCGCGGACGGGTACACCGCGACATCTTCAGGTTCTGGCCAGTCCTCGAAGACACGCTGGAACCGTATGTCACGTCCCCCGACGTCGATCGAGAGGCTTTCCAGGTACTCACGGAGGCCTCGGGTGATGGCCGTGCGTGCGTCCGTTTCCCGGTTCGTCGTGAGCACCTGCTTTACACCGAGCTTCACAAGGGTAGATCCACCTACCTGACCAGGAGATGGACTTCCGGGTAGCGGTGCGCCAGGCGGAAGTACCTTGGTAGGACCGAAGCAGTTCATCGGGCAAGCTCCGCATCCATAGCAGTCTGGATGGCCTCGCGAGTCACCTTCATGACCTGCTCCGCGGACGAGCGCGCGATGAACTTCCCGCGGATGCCACGCCGGGCGATGGCGCGCGCGATAGGAAAGGCTGCCCGCTGAGCTTCGACACGAGTGAGCCCGAGCTTGCGCTGAGCCCACCGGGCGATGACGTCGGATGGTGGACGCCTCGATTCGGGCCGGCGCCCGTATTCGATCACCCCCGCGTATGGCCGGCCGTTGGAAACGGACACGTTCTGCCCTGAGATGGTCGCGCGCCACGCCTGCCGGTACGCGCCCGTGTCGATGGCCCTCGCCTGCGTGGTGGCGGTCTGAAGAATCGACACGGCACGCTGCGCTCCAGCCACCATACCGCGGAAGACAGCGGCGTTCGCCCGACCGGCAGCGATCCCTTTCCACCGCTTCACGAACTCTGCTCCGGTAAGCTTCATGGTCGGCATCAGCGCGGGTACCCTTGGCGGTCGCGCGCGGGCCGCTGCCGTTCGAGGCGAATCTGCCACTGGAACTTGTCCGCCATGTACGATGGTGCGCCCGCGAGCGTGAAGCGCCGGTGCTCGCTGAGCCCTCCGCTTGGCTTCGGGAACTCGATCTCGAAGTAGACCTGGGAGTTGCTCTCCACCGGGGTCCCGTCGGGGTCAAGACCGCGCAGCTCGTCCTCGGTGTAGCGCCCGGAGATCTCCGTCAGCATCACGGAGCCCGTCTCGTCGGTACCAATGGCGAGCACCACCTCCGACAGGCTGGACATGTCGACAAGCTTCGGGGTGGGGAGCAGGTCGCGGATGTGCTCGACGTACTCGTTGCCATCCCCGCGAGGGTCACCGGTCCAGCGCGTGCGGATCATCCGAACTACGTAGGGGCGCAGACCGAACTGCGTGAACAGGTCGCGCGCGCCGTCAGCCACGCCGATCAGGCTCTGCCCGAGCGTGCCCTTGAACTGCATGTCGGTGAACCGCGTGAACTTCTGCGGTCCGCACGCGCAAGTCCCTGAGCATGAGCAGCTCATCTGCTACCTCTGCACGGGGATGTTGCCACCCCGTGAGTACTTCGCGTACCGCTCGGAGTACGCGTAGATGGGGCATCCAAGCTGCCCGGCGAGGCGCATGCCCCAGCGGCAGTACTCACGCTCCAGCTTATCCGGCTCGTCGTCGCGGAGCTTCAGGTCGCCGAGAGAAGATGCGGCAAGACGCGTCGTCGACTCGATGAGTCGGCACTCGATCTTATCCATGACGTCGAGGATCTGGATGACGCGCGGCTCGCCCGCGGCGATCATGCGGTTCATCGCGAAGTCGACGACAAACAGTGTCTGGATCGGGATGGGGAGGCCGAACGACAGGCCAGATCCGACCTGGACGTTCATGTAGCCCAGGTGGTAGCGGATGCGTTCCTTCGTCGCGTCGTCGAACGCCATCAGCTACCTCCTTCCGACTACTTGGTGACGGGCTCCAGTACGAAGCCGGCGGTGCGGAACATGTCGAGCGCGCCGGGGCCGTAGCAGGTCATATCCAGAATCTGGTTCGGGTGGACGTGCGTCACGGATCCGCTCCAGGACATGTGCCCGCCGTTCACGCAGCGGTAGTACCTCTGGAACGTCTCAGGAACCTCAGGACCGATACGAGAGATCTTCGCCGGGACGATGACCTTCGGCGTCTCTGCCTTGACCCGTGGGCGCGCAGGCTCTCCTTGAGCGTTGATCTTGGCGGCTTCCAGGGGGTCGGTCGACTTGATGGCCATGAAGCTCCTACTTTCAAAAGGTGGCGCGAGACGGAGCGATGACGACGGCTTACCGGACTACCCGTCCGTAGGGTTGCCGTAATACGGTCGCTCCGTCTCAGGTCGGGACGTCGAAACGCGACAAGCGCGGTGCTGACGTATCAGCGACGACGAACATGTGACCCTTGTTCCGAAGAACAGCAGCCGGGGTGAAAGACCACGCCGTCCGACAAGCGTAGGTGTGGTCTTTCGGGTTGAGCCCGAAGGCTCGATACCAGTCTGTTGATGTTGCAGGCACCGACGAGGGTCCCCACACAGACTGGGGGGCAGCCGCGGCTCCACATCGTGGATCCGTCGTGATGGTCCGGTAAAACCGGGTCCGCTGCCCATGTCAACCGTGACACGCACGGTCGAACTTTGAAGATGAAGGTTCAAGTGGGATCGAGTCTACAAGGCGATAAGGCTGAAAGCAAGAAGCCCGCACTTGGCGGGCTTCTTAGTAAGAAAACGCTTTAATCATGCCCCATGTTCGATGACGAGCTGGCGCTTGTAGCGAGCCGCGTCGCCGGTCGTCGAGTCCGTGCGGACCGGCCAGTCGCCCTGGAACTTGTAGGTCGTGTCGACCGTGTCCTGGAACTTGTTGAGCGGCGCGCGGATGATGAGCTGAACACGGTCGCTCATGACCTCGATGCCGTTGTTCGTGATCTGGAACTGCCCGACCTTGCCGTTGATGCCCGCATCGGTGATGAGGGCGCCGAGGTCCTGGTAGTACTCCATGATCCCGCCCTGCGCGGTGAACAGCGGGCGGTGCACCTTGACGCCGGACGCGAGGCCGTTCGCGGTCAGCTCGCCCGCGAAGTTGTCGTCGAGCGAGAAGGTGACGCCGTCGTTCGGGTCGATCGTCTCGATCTGCGGGCACTCCGAGTTGCGGAAGTAGACCGCGCCAAGGAGCTGGCCGATCGCCAGCGACTTGTACTGGAAGCCATCGGGCATCGACGTGAGCAGGCGCTGCCACTCAGCGTCGTTGAAGACCTGCGCCTGCGACGTGGGGTCGAGGTGGCAGTGGAAGTACCCATCCGGGTGCTCCGGGACGTTCTCCTGCTGAAGGCGCGACACGCCCGAGCGGAGGTCGGCGAGCTTGAGGAGCGAGGCCGAGGTGATCGAGTCGACCTTGTTGCCACCGCCGACGCGCACCAGGAACGTGCGATCGACGGAGATCACGTAGTCGCGGTTCGACACGGTGACGGCCGCGTCCACGGTGATCGTGCCGGGGCCGGTCTGATCGCCCGAGTTGTCGGCGGTGAAGCCGATGACGTTGACCGACTGCTCCAGGCCCGTGCCCGTGTTGAAGATGAGGACTGCGAGCGGGTTCGCCGCAGAAACGAGATCGTAGCGAACGGTGGCGTTCGCACCCGTCTGGCGCGCCGTGGTGAAGCCGTTGAGGCGCTTCACGCGGAGCACCGTCACCGCGACCTGCGCGCCGTCGGCAACGGTCCAGCCGGACTGCCCCGCGTTGTAGAGGCGGTTGCGGACGTGCGAGTTCAGCGTGCGCGCGGCGCCGAGGCCGAGCTGCTGAGCGTTGCGGAGGAACAGCGACGCGATGGCGACGAGCGACGACGGCATGTGCGTCGGGATGGAGTCGCCGTACGTCTGCAGGACAGCGGTCCACTGCTCCTTCTGGTAGTCGGAAGCGCCGGGGTCCTGCCCAGGCACGATCGGCTTCATCTTCTTCTTCACGGGAGCGACGCCCGTGAAGATCGCGCTGTCACCGGCGTGAGCGGGCCAGAGGACCGGAGTCGCCTCTCCACGAAACAGCATCTTGGGGAAGAGGCCGTCGTGGAAGGCGCGCTCCAGGAAGCCATCCTGAACGATGGCGCGGATGTCTGGGGACTGAAGGATCGTGCTGAAATCTGCCACTGTAAAGCCTCCGAGCTTGTGACGGGAAACCCCGCCTGTTGACTAGGTAACTACACTATCACTGTGCAAGCTCGGGAAAAAGCGCGAAAACACCCAAGTTCTAGGTGCCGGGCTGAATCCCGCGCTTGGCGAGCTGCTTCTGCACTTCTTCTGCGGTCGCGCTTCTCGCGTCGAACTTGCCGTTCTGAGCATGAGCTGCGGCGGCGTCGCCAGGCTTCGGCGGAACCGGGGGCTGCGCGGTGGTTCCGGTATGCGCCGGGGTCACGCGCTCGCCGAACAGGTAGGGATGCGGGGTACGCAGCCCCTCGAAGAACTTGACCTCATCGAAGCCGGCCAGATCCTTCTCTTCCTTATTCTCGACGTGCTTTTCGAGCAGGCGCACGGCGTAGTCAAGGTCGCGGATTCCGACAGCTGCCGCAGCTTCGCGGAGCGCCATCTCCGTCTCCTTGTTCTCCAGGTCTTTGCGCGCCTTGCGATACTTCTTGTCGTTCAGGGCGGACTGCTTCTTGACCACCTCGAAGTCGGCGAGGATCTTGACGCGCTCCTTGTCCCACGCGTTCTTCTCGCGGTTGCTCATCCCTGCGGGTGCTCTGCCGGGATCGCGAGCCTGCTGCCCGTTCTGCTGCGGAGCAGGGGCAGGTTTCGGCGTGGTCGTTCCAGCCTTGAAGCCCTTCGCGGCCTTCTGAAACTCCTCAACGGAGCCGAAACCCGATTCGCGGGCCATCTTCTCCAGCGCGCGGCGCTCGCCCTTCGCGGCGGCGTCGTCCTTGATGCGCTTGTAGGCACCGGCGCTCAGGATCTTGAGCCCACCATCCGGGGTCGGCTGCGTACCCTCAACGGGCTTCTCGGCAACTGCTTTCGCGGCTGCCTCTTCTGCCGCCTTCGCGGCGGCGATCTCTTCATCGGTCGGCATGGTCTGCTCCTTCGTCTGTTTTCCCGTCCGGTCATCCGGCTGTTACCGCCGCCGTGCGCGTTACGAGCACGACGAGATTTTGCCGACGTCCGAAGCGGCCATGTTGTCTGGTGATCCCGCCGCACACCCGAGCATCAGCATGATGACCGAGCGCGGCGGGCTCGCTGCATGAACCTAGATGGTCAGGAACGGCTTGGAGAGGTCCGGCGTTCCGAAGTACGTGATCTTGACGCTCGTCACGGTGTGCAGGAACGTGATCGTCTGGAAGTCGGCCCCCAGCGTACAGACGCCGACGGCGGTGCCCGCGCCGCCCGGATCGATGCCGACCTCGCCCAGGATGTACTGGCCGATCGCTCCGGCGGTGCCGGACGCGATCACCTGGATCTTGAGCGCGTTGACCACCTTCTTGGCGAGCTTGTAGCTCGCGGTCGCGGTGATCACACCAGAGACGTCGACGATCGGCGTGAGCAAGTCGCCGAGGCCGAGCTTGAACAGCGCGGGCTCGACCTTGCCTGGGAGTGCGTTGTTCAGCTCGTCCTTGATGGTGTCAGTCTTGGTAAGGGTGCTCATCGTGTCACTTGCTCCTTTTTGCTTGTTCTATCACGAAACGACTATCGAGCCGTTACGCTTTCTCGCCGAGCGAGTAGTTGACCTGCACCGTATTCCCCTGACCGGCCACACGCGTCAAGTCGAGCGCGGTGAACGGAACGCTGAGCGAGATGACCGTCAAGAGCGGGTCGACAGGGATCGACTGCACCGCTCCATCCGCAGAGGTGAAGCGAGCCTTCACCTTGCCAAAGTTAGCGCGTAGGATCACGACGTTCGCGCCCGCGAGGTCACCAAAGTTGACGACCTTGGTCGCGTCCGTGTCGAGGTCGACGCGACCCGACTGCATCTGACGCTTGAGGGTGACCGTCTCATCGAGCGGGATGTCGGTAGACGGATCACCGGATGGAAATCCAGAAGCCGGCTGCACGTCTACCGTACCGCTCAGGTGGAGGATGTCGGCCACGCGGTCCTGCTACTTGCCGAGCTTGAAGGGGTTCGGCGCAGGAGCCATGGGGAGCGCGTCGAGGGGGAACATGTTCCCCTCATCGGTTCCGCGCTGACCATCGATCGGGTCGTTGTACTTGCCGTGATCGGCGTCGTACTTCTCGGTGGGCTGCTTGTACTGCTTGTCCTGCCCCACGTTGCTCATGTCGTTCGTGTTGTCGGCCATCGTCTTGTCCTTGTCCTTTCAGCCGTTCAGCTTGAACGGGGTCGAGTGCGCGGGGGCGGGAGCCTTGCCGTTGAGGGCGATCTCCTGCTGCTTGTACTTGCCCTGATCGGCGTCGTACTTGTCCGTCGGCTGCTGGTACTTCTTGTCCTGGCCGACGTCGCTCATGTCGTTGCAGTCGTACATCAGGTTCCTCCAAGCTTGAACGGCGTGGTGTGCTCGGGAGCAGAGGCGCTGCCGTTGATACCGGGTGTGAGCCCCTTGTACTCCGACGTTGGCAGGCCGTCCATCGGGGGGTGACCAGCCTGCGGGTCGTACTTCCCGCCCATGTCGTTGCCTTCGGGGGAGATCAGCGATCCGGAGAGCGCCTTCGCGCGCGGGCCGCGCTTCACGGTGTGGTCGTCAGCCATGCTACTTGCCTCCGAGCTTGAAAGGGGATGCGTTCTGCCCGAGCGCCTGCGGGGCTGGAAGCTGCTCGGCTTCCGTGTACGCGGGGGCCATGATCGGGTTGTCCCAGTTCGGACGAGTCATCGCGCGGAGCATCGTCGCTTCCGGGATGTTGATCGTCTCGTCGTACACGCGTTCCGCTGACGGCGCGAGCTGCGCGTCATCCGGAACCACCGATTCTGGTCCCGTGTAGGGGAGGAACTTGATCGACATGAAGGTGATGGTACAGGCAGGACGTTACGGGTGCAAGTGCGCGGTGTTAAACGTGCGCGCCACCCATCTCCTCGAAGACTGCCGCGACGACCACCCACGGGGTGTCGTACTTCGCTCCGGCGCCTTCGGGGTCGACGACACCCTTGGCCTTCTCCCAGAGAGCTTCATCGGACACCCAGGACGGCGTCCCGTCCGTCTCCGGGTTGTAGCTCTCGGCGGCGTCCGCGAGGTCTGGATCGTCCGGGAGCGTACCCGCGGCAACCTGCGCCGCGATGCTGGCGATCTTCTCGTCGTTGTACTCGTCGCCGTCGTCATCTCCGACGCCGCCCTGACCCTCGTCGCCGTCGGGCTCGGGGTGGGTTCCGTCGTCCTTCTGGCCACCCTCCTCCTCGTCCTCGTCCTCGTCCTCGTCCGGCTCCTCGTCATCCTCATCGTCAGGATCGGACTCGGCGGCGGCCTTCTTGGCAAACGGGTTCTTGCCGTCGCCCTTCTTGGCGTTCTTGCCGAACGGCATCTTGGGCTTGCCGCCACCCTTCGCGGAGAATGCTTTCAGTGCCTTCGGGAGAAGCGCCATCTCAAACCTCCTGATCTCATCGCAAGGTAGCACGTTCATCGAACTGAGGTGACGGGAACACGTCTTCCACGCCATACCCAGCCAGGAACACCCCAGTCCGGGTGCCAAGGGGAGAGCGCAGCACGATCGTTCGGACGGTTGGGGGGAAACGCCCAGCTTTCACCGGAGAGCGAGTCCGACACGCGTGTCTGCCCCTTCGCGTCGGGGAGGGGCGCAGTAGGTGGGCAGGTGAACATCCCGCCGTTCGGCTTCGCAACCTGTCCGTGCATCGCGATGGAGTCTACGCCGACACGGTCATCGAGAGGCGCGCTTGACGTATCGTCGCAGTTCTCAGTCCAGCGCATCATGAGTCCGGGAACAGCTTCCGCGCTCGCGGCGATACCGTCGGCCTGCGTCGAATTGTAGGCCCACGCAAGCTCGGTTTTGACAATTCTCTCGGCCTGCCACCACTCGACGTCGGCTACTCCAACTACGCGCTGGATTGCCTCGTCATTCGACTCACCGGACATGAGTGAGTTGGACAGCTCCGTCTCCATCTTCTTCACGACGCGGGCACTATGTGTCGACATGGACGTGGCGTGCGCCTGAAGCAACGACGTCCGGCGCTTGTCGATGATGCCGCGGAACCTCGCAGCCTCCTCGATAGGTAGCGAAACCTGCGCCCCACGGAACTGCGGGGCCGCGCGGGAGACGGTCTTCGTAAGGGAGTGGAGCGACTCGACCTGAGCATCGGCGCTCGCGGCAGAAAGGCCCTTGGTCATGCGCTTCGAGATGTCCTGCTGCCCGTGCTTCACCTGAAGGAGTAGCAGCTTCTGCTGAAACGAGGTCATGGTCGCCTTGCGACCAGCTACGGCGGTGAGCTTCCGCTCTAGCTCGGCGTGGGCGTCCTGGTACAGCCGTTTCATCTGTACTACGCCACGACGGTCGAGGATCCGGTGAAGCTTCTGCCGGTGCTCCTCGATGGCGGCTTCGTAGTCGCGGCGGGCCACTACACGGCCAGGATCTGGTGAAGGTCGATCTCGGCTACCGGGACATCACCAACGCGGAGCAGCAGCCGCAGGAAGATTCTGGACGTCCGTTCCATGATGACCGTCTCGATACGGAGCGAAACCCACTGATCTCCGATCACAGGAGCGAGCCAGCGGACGGACATCTTGCTGGCGCAGAGCACGCGCGCGGTGTGATCGGGGGCGGCAACTTGAAGCAGATCTAGCGCCTTCGCGACGACGTACAGACCGCTCACCGTGTCTTCCGGCAAGATAGCGTTCCTGCGGGCGACTTCAACATGCACTGGGTTGCGGTCGTACAGGAGCGCAAACATGCGCGCCTCCGTGGCGTCCATCCTGATCATCCCAAGAAGAGCGCCCTCAACTAGGGCCTGCGCGCCCATAGAGCACCTCCGAGATCAAACCTGCCGGCACGGAACACGCTCCATCCTACATCGACGAAGCCGGTGCGCTCAAGCAGCTCGACCCATCCGCGGCGCGTTAGGAACCCGCCGACGTCCCACCAGCCGTCGAAGAGGCCGAAGAACGCGTGCAGTGCCCAGGGCTCGTCACGATACGGGTGAGCTTCACCTTCCCCAATTACAAGGTGCCCTCCTGGCTTGAGCATCGTGAACATGGTGTGCAGGGCCTTCGTGGGGCTCTTGGAACAGTGCAAGGCGTTCGTCCCGAATATGAGGTCTAGCCCCACGGTATAAGGTTCCCCGCAGTCGAAGTTCCACGCCCGCACACCACGCTTCGTGCTCTGCTGCAAATCCGTGAGGAACAGCTCGTCAAACTTAGCGCGGTTGAGAAGACCGGACGTGTTCCCTACCCCAGTCCCGAACTCCAGCGCGCGGCCATGAAGTAGACCTCGACGAGCGATGATGTCCGCCACGAGGTCACCGTAGACGCCCATCGGCCACTCGTGCATGAGGCGGCGCCATAGGCTGGGGATCTCGGTGATGATCCGCTTAGGGTGCTCCGCATCGTGCGCACCCCACTGCGTGCCGAGAGCTTGAAGGGCCTCGCTCCAGACGTCGTTCCAGGCGCCGCCGATTCTGGCAAGCCGCTTGTCACCGAGCCGCGCGCCGGTCATTTTCTGGCGAAATTCGAGAGCCCGATCTACGATCCAGCGTTCCTGCACTGACGAAATCTGGAGAGCGTCTAGGCTCTGGTAGTCCATCATGGAGTACACCTCGAACGCAGTAATGCGCAACGCTTCGTAGCGCACGTCATCATCGAAGCGACAGGTAAGGGCCGTGGACATCGAGCGGCGGCGAGGTTTGAACGTCAACGTCCCCTGCACGGGACCGGAGTCCATCGCCATCGGTGGTGGGTCGTTCAAGCCGAGCGCGACGGCTGTCAAGCAGCCGACTACCGCGGGGTGCTCGCGTCCGTCCGGGTCAACAACAGGAACACAGACACCACGCTCTGATATCGCGCAGCCGGGTGAATTGAGCGCCCAGGACTCCTCGAAGTCTGTCGGGTAGGTCATCGCGCCACGCCAGTTGATCCCCTCCGAGATGCGCCCGCTCAAGCGGAGAAGTCCGTCATCCCCTACGAACCCGACGTCTCCGGTCTTGAACCATCCGTCCGAGGTGTACTTTTCCGCTGTAGCTTCCGGGTTCCGCCAGTATTCCCGCATCAAGTTCAAGCCGCGCACCTGAACCTCGCCATCTTCCACGCGCAGCTCGGTTCCAGGCAGCGGGGCGCCGACCGGTGGGTGCTGGTTCACGTAGGCAGCTGACCAAGCTTTCCCGGCGAGGTTCGGCATAGTGGTCGAGAAGTTGACCGCCTCGGTCATCCCGTACCCCTGCACGAGACGCTCTTCACCGTAGACATCACGGAAGCGGCGCGCGAGGTCGCGGGTGAGCGGGGCCGCAGCCGTGATCAGGTACTTGAGGCGGGAAGGCCAGCGCGGAGGCGAGGCGAGGAGCTTCTCAAGGAGAGCGGGCACGATGGTAGCGGTGCATACACGGTGCGTCTCGATGGCCGAGAAGTACGCGGTCATGTCGCTGCTGCCCGAGATGATCAGGCGCGAGTCCGTGAGCATCGTTCCGTAGAGCGACCCGCAGATCGCGTTGCAGTGATGCAGTGACAAGCAGGTAGCGTGCGCGCCCGAGGCGAAGTCGTGACGGTTCGCGACCTGGACCGCGTTCGACTTCAGCGCGGCCTCGGTAAGCACGACGCCCTTCGGATCTCCTGTAGAGCCGGACGTGTAAAGGATGAGGCGGTCGTGGAGCGGCGAGAGTGGATGAACTACGTGATTCGGATGAACTCCGTCAACATCTACGCGCGCGTGGACCTGCGCGTGCTCCGCGACCTGGACGTTCTGCTTGCTCTTGGGATCGCGTGGGATCGCGACCAGGCCGTTTGCCCAGCAAGCACGTAGCGCCTCGGCTAGAGCTGGACCGGAGGGCAGCACGAGCATGATACGGGCACCTGGCGCGAAGGTAGTGAAGTCGACCATTCCGCTAGGCTTGGGCAGGACAGCTACTTCTTCTCACCCGACGGGATTCGGCGAGAAGGCCCCGAAGGGTTTTAGCGACATCACGTCAGACCCGTGCTACCGGCTTGTCACCGTGATCGCGGTCGGTTCCGACGTCGCCCTTCGGGAGCACCTGGCTGGAGTCAAGCCCCTCCTCGCGAGCCTTGTTGTGCTCCTTGTCGTGGCACTTCACGCAGAGCGTGGAGATGTTCGACAGCTTGTTCTTGTGCCCTGCGAGGGACTTCTTCTTGGTGTCTGGGATCCCACCGATGTGGTGCGGTCCGATGTCCTTCTGCGATCCGCAGTCGGTGCAGGCGAACTTGTCGCGACGGAAGGCGCCAAGCACCAGAGACGGCGGCAGCCCACCGCGGGCGTCAGGACGGTCGAGGGTAGCGCCAGCTTCCTTGGCGCCGTCGATGATTTTCTGGCGCGCGCCCTTCTCCTGATCGGAGAGAAGCTCGTCCTTCTCGTCGTCGTCCTTCTCACGCTTGGCGCGGACATGCTTGGCAAGGAGATCGCTCACGACGAAAACTCCCCCTTGTCATCACGTGCGTACTCACGACCGGCGGCGATCTTGCCAGGAGCTTCCCTGTCCCCCTTCTTCTTGGAAGACGCGAGCTGCTTTAACTTCGCGCCCTGCGACTTCTGCTCTGGACGCTCTGGACCTTCGGCGTCATGCCGCAGCTTCTCGTGAGCGGCGGCGAGTTTCAGGTGCTCAGCGGCGGCAGGTTTGTTGCTATCAACCATCTTTCTTGCGGCCTGTATGTTCTCATCACGAAGCTGCGCATGTAGCGCGGGGCTTCCACCTGCTTCTGCCTTTGCACTCTCAAAGTGTGCCTCTGAATGCAGACCTGGATGCAGTAGGTTCATCGAGGCCCCGCGGCGATCACCATCAACCATGTTTACTTTGGAAGTGGCACCCATGAGGGATTTTGGCGACGCAACGGCATGGGCTGCGTTATAGTCAGCTTTGCTGAAACTACCTGGGTTGGTAAGAAGCGCGGCGCGAACGCGGTGATGCGCCGCAGCTAGGCGTTCCGCCAGAGCTTGCTGTGGCTTGTCACCACGACGTTTTGCTTCCTCAGCGCGAGCGCGATACATCCGCACATGCTGATGGTGTGCTAGTTCTGCATGTGACGCATCCGTTGGAGTACCCACGCCACCGTTCATCACATCCGCGATAGCCTCATGGTCGGTCTGCGCGCTCACCTACGAACTCACGCCGACTAGAGGAACCTGACCCACGACCTTCTCGGCGGTCGGGCCGCGGTCGATGGTCACCCAGGTCTGCAGGCCTTTTGGAGGGTGGGCGGCGGCGCGCTCGGCGCTCTGCTGGTGAAACTTGCAGGCGGTCATGTCGGAGAGGAGCACCATCGGTCCCCACTTCGTGTCGACCGTGGGAACGTAGGAACCATCGCGGTTCCCGGCGGCGATCTGGATGCAGAACTCCGGGTGCTTGGAGAACAGCTCCAGGTACGGCGTGTACACGCGGATGCGAATGACCGGGGGTCCGCCGCACCTATTGTTCTTGTTGGTTCCCGGAGCGCAGCACGCCATGCGGAAGCCGTATTTCTGGTGAACCTCGAAGGCTGTCTCCTTGCCACCGAACAGCTTCTTCATGTGGCGAACTTGCGCCTTGGCCTTCGCTTGCTGTCCCATGCCGACAGGATGGCACAAGGAGCGGGCGGTGTCACTTCACGGCGGGCTAGAAACCTGCGGCGGCCTCGATGAGGCCGAGGATCCACTCACGCGCGATTCCTACCGCAGACGGCAGGTCCTTCGTTGAGCACTCCAGACACGCCGACATCCCCGCGCTACGGCGCCAGAGGTAGTCGGTGACCGTGCCGTCCATGAACTCGACGAGTCCGTGCTCGTCT